TGGAACTCGGCGACATAGAGCGGCAGGTATTTTTTGCTGACCTTGTGGAAGGTTCCGACCATGCCGCGCTTGATCAGCGACCAGAAGCCTTCAATCGTCGCGCTCCGAGCCGAGCCCCGAAGAGATCGCCGACGTGATTCTCGCAAAATTCAAGATCAGCCGCCGCAAGTGACGCCGATGCCGACTCAGCTCAGCGGGGCCGACTTCCTCGCCCGTCGCCGACGCGCTTTCCTCTGGGACAGTCCGCGCGTCGGCAAGACCGGCGCCGCGATCATGGCGGCAGATTACGTGCTGGCGAAGTCGATCCTGGTGGTGACGACGGCCAGCGGTCGCGGCGTGTGGCGGCGCGCCTTCCCAGCCTGGCAGGCAATCCCGCGCCGCGTGCGCGTCGTCGGCGCCGACCCGGAAGCGCCGTCCGACGTGGTCGTCGTCTCGTGGGGGATGCTCGACAAGATCGCGGGCACGATGCGCCGCCGGCCGGACCTGATCGTCCTCGACGAGGATCAGGAGGCGTCCAACCCCGAGGCGCTGCGCTCGCAGCGAATCTACGGCGTGCCGGCCGACGACGGCGCCGAGATGCTGATCGCCAAGGCCGTGGTGCAGCCCGGCGACCGGGTGTGGCACCTGTCGGGCTCGCCCTTTCCCCACGACCTCGGTAACTCGTGGCTGCGCCTGCGGGCGAGTTTCCCCGAGTTGTTGAAGACGCAACGTAGCTGGCCCGACGTCACCCGCTTCGGCGCTTTCCGCGACCGATACTGCCGCATGGGCCGCAAAAAGCTGCCGAACGGCGAATACGTGCCGATCGTGCTCGGCGGCAAGAACGAGGCCGAGCTGCGGCAGAGGATCGACGGAACCTTCCTACGCCGAACGCAGAAAGACGTCGGCATCCAGCCGCCGCGCTGCGAGACGTTGCCGCTCGTCGTCAGCGCCGAGGAGCGCGCCCGCTTCGCCGAGACGCCGCGCGAACGCGAGATTCTGGCCGCGGCCGCCGCGGGCAAGACCTACGACCTCGAGATGGAGCTCGGCCCGCTGTGGCGCCAGACCGGCGTCGTCAAGGCCCGCGCCGTGGTCGAGGCGATCAAGGAGCAGATGCGGCTCGGCTTGGAGAAGGTCGTCCTTGCCTACTGGCATCGCGACGTCGGCGACGTCTTGGAAGCGGGGCTTAAATCTTTCGGCCTAGTCCGATTGGATGGGAACACCTCGCCGACGGACCGTGAACAGGCCGAGCGGCGCTTCCGCGCCCCGTCGAACCGCATCTTTCTCGGACAGATCAAGTCGGCCGGCGAGGCGATCGACCTCTCTCCAGCGGACGAGATGTGGCTCGTCGAGTACGCACTGTCGCCACGACTCATGGAGCAGGTGTCGAAGCGCATCGTCAACGTCGACAAGCCGCGCAACTGCTTCGTCCGCGTCGTGACGATCGACCAGAGCGTCGACAATCGGATCGCCGAACGGCTCATGGATTTGTGGAAATCAATTAACGGAGTAGTGGGAAAATGATCAGGACAATCATCACAATCGAACTGACCGACGGCGAGAACCTGCAAAACGCGATCAAGGCGCTCACCTTCGGCTGGCCAAATTTTCAGGTATTACCGGACCCGCCGCCTGCACCACAAACTAGCCCAGTGCCATACGCTGAGCAAAACACCCACGATACGACGAATGGCTTCTCGGACGGGACAAGCGACGTCAACGACGCTCTGCAACACGTCGGGGACCAGATCGCCGCTGGCACGCTGCATCACGTCGCGCCGCCGAGCGACAAGACGGTCGTCGTGACGCGCGAAACGAAGCTGACAGCAATGGACGGCGATCGCGAGCGCGGCAAGGCGGGACCCGGCCACCGGCGCCGCACCAACGAGCAGATCAAGGCCGACGACGAGTATTTTGCTTCGCTGCCGAAGGACGCGCCGCTGGCGCCCGGCTCGGAGCAGCCGATGATCTCGACCGGCGAAGAGCGCATCAACCCGGAAGACGCGGCGCAGGACGCCGCCGACGAAGCGGCTGAGACCGAAGCGCGCAAAGCCGAGCGCGGCGGCAAGCTGACGACCGAGGATCTGCGCGCGGCGGTCGGCCGCTACATCGACAAATTCGGCGTCAAGGCGTCGATCGAGGCGATCCGCACAGTCATCGGCAAGCCGATCATCGAAGTGAAGGAAGACGAGCTCGCCGCGGCGATCGAACGCGTCGAGGCGGCGATCACCGGCGCGACGGTCGAGCCGCCGAAGCCGGCTGAGACCGAGTCGGTGTTCGGCGACGCGGTCGCCGACAAGCCGACCGAGCCGGTCCATGCGACCAAGACCGATGTCGTCGAGGCGTTCACCGCCTACGGCAAGAAGTACGACGGCACGACCGACCCGGCGAAGATGGAGATCACCCGCCAGGACTTGCCCAAGGTGCTGGAGAAGATGTTCGGCGCCGGCGCGACGACGATCGGCAAGATCCCGCAGACGCCGGAGGGTTTCGGCCGCGCCATGACCGCGGTCTACGAGGCGGTGCGCAACAACCCGTTCAAGCGAGAGGCGCGCGCATGAATGCCGCGCACCACACCCGCGTATCGCCGCAGCAACTGAGAGAGCTACTGAGCTACAACCCGCTGACTGGAGTTGCGCTTTGGCGAGTAAGGCTAGAGAGCCATTTCGACAACGTGGCTACGTGTGCAAGATGGAACACCCGATACGCCGGGAAAATAGCCGGGGGCGTCGATAAAGCAACCGGCTATATCCGTATCAGCGTGGACAACAAACACTACGCGCTGCACCGCGTCATCTGGGCGATCATGACTGGAGAATGGCCGCCCGAAGTCGATCACGAAGATACTGATAAACTGAACAACAAGTGGACTAACTTGCGAAAAGCCACGCATTCGCAGAATTCGGCAAATCGTGTTCGTCAGCCAAATAACACGTCCGGTTTTAAGGGTGTGTCGTGGTCTGCAAGCGCAGATAAGTGGCGCGCGTATATTGTAATCGAGAAGAAACAAATTCATCTTGGCAATTTTGATGACATAAATGACGCGAAGAATGCTTACAAAACTGCAGCCAAGCAGAAGTTCGGAAAGTTTGCGAGGACAACATGAACGCCACACATCACCTGAGAGGCCACAGCGTTTGGGCCGCCTCGGCGACCGCGCGCAACGTCACCTGCGCCGGCGCCATCGCCATGGAAACGATGTGCGAAGACAAGGAGACCGAGGCCGCCGCCTGGGGGACCTGCGCGCACCAGATCGCCGAGCGCTGTCTGCGCCAAAGCGTCGACGCCGTGAACTGGATCGACAGCATCGAGTGCAGCGGCAAGTTCGAGTTCGTCGTCGACGAAGAGATGATGAACTGCTCGCAGATCTACATCGACTACTGCCGCGGTCGCATGGCGGAGTACAAGGCGGCGACAGGCCAAGAAGCGACGATGTGGATTGAGCAGAAACTGTCGCTTGCATCGCTTGGGCCGCCTCTCGAAGCCGGCGGCACCGGCGACTGCGGCATGCACTTCCCGCTGTGGCGGATGCTGGAGGTTGTCGACCTCAAGGGCGGGCGCGGCGTCGTCGTCAAGGCCGCTGGCAACATGCAGGAGCGGACCTACGCGATCGGCTTCCTGCTGTCGCTCGCCGGCGTCTCGGTTGACACGATCCGCTCGACGATCGTGCAGCCACGCGTCGGCGACGGCAAGCCGACATGGGAGGACATCCGCGTCGCCGATTTGATCGACTGGACAGTCAACCTGCTGGCGTCGATGCAGAAGTCGCGGAACGCGCTCGACGCCTTCGAGGCGCTCGACGGCAGCCGGATCAAGTTCGACGAGTGGGCCGAGCAGTGGCTGACGCCCGGCGCTTGTTTATTTTGTCCGGCCGAAGGCATCTGTCCGAAGCGGCGGCGCGAGGCGCTGTCAATCATGGGCGACACGGCTAAAAAATGGTTCGAGGAGCCGACGACCGACGCGCCGCTGATCGTCGGCAACGCGCCGGAGATCGCTGCGCCCGAGGAGGTCGCTCACTGGCTCGACGGGCTGGAGGCGCTCGAAGCGTGGATCAAGGCGGTGCGCGGCTATGCTCACGGCGCCGCCGAGCGCGGCGTCGAGTTCCCCGGCTGGATGATCGTCGACAAGATCGGCAACCGGCGCTGGTCCGACGAGACCGACGCGATCAAGAAGCTCTGCGCGATGGACCTCGCGGAGAGCCAAATCTGGGAAAAGAAGCTGCGTTCTCCCGCGCAGATCGAGAAGGTTCTCGGCGCCAAGCGAAAAGCCGAGATCGAGCCGCTGGTCAGCCGCCCCGTCACCGGGACGAATCTGGTCTCAGCGGACAAGACGACCCGACCGGCGGCGAAGGGCCTGGCCGAGCGGCATCACGAAACTTTGGAGCAATGACATCATGGCCACCGACAAGACTACCGTCCTGCACCGACTGGACGATTTCAAATCACCACTCTGCCGGCTGAGCTACGCCAGGGGCCTCTTCGTCGCCCGATCGCAGGAGGAGGGCAAGCCGCCGCGCTTCAGCGCGACGCTGATCTTCCCCAATGCGGCGAAGATCGAGTTCGTGAAGCTGATCAAAAAGCTGATCGAGGAGACACCGGGCTGGGGCGCCAAGGGCTTCGAGCGCGCCCGCGCCGGGCTGATCAAGAACCCGCTACTGGCCGGCGACGGCAAGGAGGCGCGCGACAACACATCCGGCGAGATCAAGCCCGGTCTCGGCCCCGACGTCTTCTTCATCCGCCCCGGCGCCAGCGCCGACCGCGCGCCGGCGGTGTGGTGGAAGAACCCCAACGTTCAGGAGACCGAGACGAACGTCTACTCCGGCTGCTACGGCAAGGCGATCCTCAATCTCTACTCTTACAAGCACCCGAAGAGCGGCGACGGCATCACCTTCGGCATCAGCGGCTTCCAGAAGCACGCTGAGGGCGAGCGGCTGGGCGGCGCCGGACCGATCGACAAGGAGAAGTGGTCCGAAACGATCGAGGACGACGGACCCGCGCCGGCCGAGATGGCGGGCGGCAAGGGCGCGGGCGCTTTGTTCGGCGACTGAGGAGAGATCGCTTGTCGGAACTCACCAAGATCACCGGCGGCAAGGTCACGTTCGGCCTCACCGTCGCGCCGAAGCAGTACGAGTCGAAGCGCGCCGACGTCGAACTGACCTTCACCGTCGCCGAGGGCGACTCCTACGAGGAGGTGTTCGACAAGGCGTCGCGCGCCGTCGTCAATCGCGTGCGGGTCCTCGTCGACCTGCCGAAGCTCGCCGAGCCCGTCGCCAAAGCGCCGGTCTCGGCGGCGAAGACCGAAGCGCCGAAAGTGGAGAGCCTATTCGGCGATTGATTTCCGGCGTCAGGTAGCAGCGTAGCCGGAGACGGCGGCTGCGCCGCGAGTCCTCCCCGCGGCGCGGTCGCCGACAACTGAGAAAGCGACATGAGCCGAGAACTGATCACCGCGACGCTGCGCATCCGCCGCGACGAGCCGACCGACCAGGCGATCCTTGCGATGCGCGACGACGGCGCCAACGTGTGGCTGCCGCGCAGCGAGATCGAGGTCGAATACAAGGACCAGCGCCACACCGTCGCCGAAGTGACGATGCCGCTCTGGCTGGCCGAGGAAAAGGAGATCGAATAGTGGCGAAGAATAGCGCACCGCAGGACCCACTCGAAGCTGGCGCACCCGGCGTCGGCCACAACGTCAACGGCGTCGACGGTTCCCACCTGCGCGCCTTCATTGAGCGCATCGAGCGTCTCGAAGAAGAGAAGAAGGCGATCGCCGACGATGTGAAGGACGTCTATGCCGAGGCCAAGGGAAACGGCTTCGACACGAAAGTCATACGCCGCATCGTCAAGCTGCGGAAGCAAGACCGCGACAAGCGGCGCGAAGAAGAGGAGATACTCGACATCTACCTCGCCGCCCTCGGGATGCTGTGATGATCCAGATCCGCTGGACGCCCGAAGAGGAAGCCGAGCTCCTGCGCCACGTCGACGCGACGTGGCCCGCCGGGTCCTTTCACGCATGCCTATCCGCTTGACACCCACAGCACCAGGTGCTAGTGTTTCGTAGCATTTGGAGGAATTGGTCATGCGCGTCCTTATCGCCTGCGAATTTTCGGGGGTTGTCAGAAACGCTTTCGTGGCGGCGGGTCACGACGCCATGTCTTGCGACCTTCTGCCTTCGGAAACCCAGCGTCCTGACGGGTGGGACGGCCATTATCAAGGCGACGTTCGCGAACTTCTCGCTGACCCGTCCTATGCGTTCGATCTCATGATCGCCCATCCGCCCTGCACCCATTTGGCGTCGAGTGGGGCGCGGTGGTTCAAGGACAAGCTGGAGGACCAAGCCGAAGCGATTGAGTTCGTCCGCGTTCTCGCCGCCGCGCCGATTGCGCGGATCGCGATCGAGAACCCGATTGGCGTCCTGTCCTCTCGCTGGCGCAAGCCGGATCAGATAATTCAGCCGTGGCAGTTTGGGCATGGCGAGGTCAAGGCGACTTGCTTGTGGTTGAAAGGGCTACCCCCGCTCACGCCGACCGAGGTTGTCGAAGGCCGGACGCCGCGCGTGCATTATGCCTCGCCTGGTCCTGATCGCTGGAAAGAGAGAAGCCGGACACTGCCGGGCATCGCTGCTGCGATGGCCGCACAATGGGGAGTCGCTTAGATGGCCCCCGACGTTCTCCTTCACGCCGAACTGCCATTCCCCACATCGCTGCCGCAGTTTCAACGGCTGTTCCCCGACGATGCGGCCTGCGCCAGCTACCTGGAGCAAATCCGCTGGGGAACGGGCTTCACTTGCGCCTATTGCCGCGAACGCGGCGAACCGTTCCGTTTCGAGGCGCGGCCCGGTGTCTTGCGTTGCCGAAAATGCCGCAAGGACAATGCCTTGACGGCAGGAACGGTCATGGCGCGAACGCACACGCCGTTGTCGGTTTGGTTCTGGGCGGCCTACCTCGTCGCCAGCGACACAGCCGGCATGAGCGCGGTCCAATTCCAGCGCCAACTTGGCCTTGGCCGCTACGAAACCGCCTTCCAAATCCTGCACAAGCTGCGCGCCGGCATGGTGCGCCCCGACGCCGATCGCATCGGCTTTCCCGGTTTTGAGGATCACGTCGAGGTTGACGAGACTTATGTCGGCGGCGCGACGCGAGGCGAAGGCCGCGGCGTTCACGATCAGACGCTTGTCGTCGCCGCCGTCGAGGTCCGCCAGCGCAAGCCGAAGGAAGGGCGCAAGGATCGGCGCGGCGGTCGCATGGCTGGCCGGCTTCGGCTTCAAGTCGTTCCCGATCGGACCGCCAAGTCCTTGGTCGGCTTCGTCGAGGGTGCTGTCCTGCCGGGAGCGATGGTCGTAACGGATGGGTGGGGCGCTTATTCCAAGCTCGCCGATCGCGGGTATGAGCATCTGGCCGCCGCCGAGAGCGGCGACGCCCAGGTCGCCGAGGACTATCTGCCGATGGCGCACTTGGTGTTCAGCAACCTCAAATCGTGGTTGCGCGGCTGTCACCACGGCGTCAGCCCGCAGCACCTTCAAGCCTACCTCAATGAGTTCACGTTTCGATTCAATCGGCGCTTCTACCCGTTCAACGCCTTCCGATCGCTGCTCGGGATCGGCGGCGAGGTTGCCGCGCCGACCTACCGCGAGCTTTATGACCACGAATGGACCATGCCTATCCGGTTAACGCCCAACGGAGCTAGATGTTGATGAGTCATAAATTTGAAGCTGCTGACGAAGCCTTCGTGTCCGACATGCTGGGCGAGATCGACAAGGCGCGGGCAAAATTCCCAGCGCCCAACCCAACGGTCGCAGCACTGACGGAAGAGGTCGGCGAGCTTGCTCAGGCAATGCTCCATATCCGCGAGGGCAAGAGCAAAGATTGGTGGCGCGTTCACAAAGAGGCCGTCCAGGTTGCCGTCATGGCGATGCGCGCCGCGACTGAGGGCGACGCGACGATCGGCGCTCTGCCAACAGAGGAAAACTGCCGATGAACCTCACCGAATGCGAGTTTGACTTTTTGGAATACGTCGCCGGGGTCCGCCGCGAGTTTAAGTGTGATGACCAGACAAGGATTTCACTCAGAAAGTTTCTGGGTGATTTGGGACTTATCGCGGGTTTCCCATCTGCCATCACGAAGCGCGGTCGCGAGGTTCTGGCTGGGCGGGCTGTCTCATTGGCTCCTGTCGGTTTTAGCTGATGGAAAGCCCCTTTGTTGTCGCTCACCACGGATAGCGGCAATGGGTGAAAACCGGATAGGCATAAATGAAGCTCGTGCTAATCGAGAGCCCCTACGCCGGCGCCGTCGAGCGCAACCTCGCCTACGCCCGCGCCGCGCTGCGCGACAGCCTCCGCCGAAGAGAAGCGCCGCTCGCGTCGCACTGCCTATACACGCAACCCGGCGTGCTCGACGACACGCTGCCCGACGAGCGCCGCCGTGGCATCGACGCCGGCCACGCATGGCTGCAGCACGCCGACTTCGTCGCCGTCTACGCCGATCTCGGGATCAGCGAGGGCATGCGGCAGGGCGTGGCGCGGGCGCTTGAGCGCGGCGTGCCGGTCGTCTACCGCACGATCGGCTACCTGTCGTGAGCCCCGAGCAGCGCGCCGCGATCGGTCGCGGACAGAGCCTCGCCTGGGCGGCCCCCGAGGTCCGCGCGCGGCGCTCGGCGGCGATCCGCGCCGCTTGGGATGATCCGCTGAGGCGTGCGCTGATGAGCGAGCAAAAGAAGTGTCGGCACGGCGACGAGAACCGCCACGACGATGGCGCCTGCCGCATCTGCCGCCGCGAGGCGCAGCGACGCTGGTACTGGCGCCACCATGGCTGAGTGCCGCTGCGATTTCGAATGCCGAAGCGACGTGGATCTTCGCACACGCGGCGCCGGACCATACTTTACCTCGCCGCACTGGCGTGCGCTGATCTTGGCGTACAGCATCGACGACGGACCGATTGAGACATGGACCGACGGCCCGTGCCCCACCGATCTGCGCGCCCACATCGAGAGTGACGGCTGGATTCGCGGGTTCAACGTAAGTTTCGAGCGCCACTGCTTCGACGAGATGGCAAAACGCTGCGGCTGGCCGCGGCCCGCCTTCGACCGCTACCGCTGCTCGATGGCGACGGCGTCGGCTCTCGGTCTGCCGCGCAGTCTGGACCGGCTCGGCGAGGCGCTCGGCCTTAGAGTGCGCAAGGACAAGCGCGGCGCGGCGCTGATCCGCATGTTCTCGGTTCCCGCCAAACACGAGCCGCTGACCTTCCGCGAGCCCGCCGACCATCCGGCGGAGTTTGCCGAGTTCGTCGCCTATTGCCGGCAGGATGTCGAGACCGAGGCCGAAGCTGACCGCCGCATGATCCCCCTCAGCGACGACGAGCAGGCCGTCTACACGCTCTCCGAGACGATCAACGCACGTGGCATCCGCGTCGACGTCGCCTCGGCCCGCGCTGCGCTGCGACTGATCGAGAAGGAGAAGCTGCGGCTCGACGCCGAGATGGCCGCTGTTACCAGCGGCGTCGTCACCGCCTGCAGCCAGGCGGCGCGGCTGACGGCATGGCTGACCTCGCAGGGCGTCGCGATGGAGGGGGTCGCCAAGGACGACATCCTCGAAGCGTTCGAACTTGACGATCTGCCGGCGGCGGCGCGGCGGGCGCTCGAGCTGCGCCAAGAGGCGACCAAATCGTCGACCGCCAAGCTGCTCGCTTTCTTGCGCCGAGCCGACGCCGACGAACGCATCCGCGGCGCCTACGTCTACCACGGCGCGGCGCCGGGCCGCTGGTCGAGCGTCGGCGTCAATTTCGCGAATCTTCCACGACCGCGCGCGATCTTCGACGACGCCGACCTCGATCCGGCGACGCTGTTCGCCGCCTTCCGCAGCGAAGAACCGGCGGCGCTCAGAGTGCTCTACGGCGACGAGCTCGGCAAGCCGCTGCACCTCGTGTCCGACGCGATGCGCGGCTTCCTGATCGCCGCGCCGGGCAAGGACTTCGTCGCCGTCGACTACTCGGGCGTCCAAGGCGCGATCGGCGCGTGGCTGGCCGACGAGAAGTGGAAGCTCGCCGCAATGCGCGAGATCATCGCCGACCCGAGCCTGCCGGATCTCTACCGCCGTGCCGCCGCCGGCATCCTGGGGACGACGACGGAGGTGATCACCAAGAAGCACCCGATGAGACAAGCAGTTGGAAAAACTAGCGAATTAGCCCTTTTATTCGGCGGCTCAATCGCGGCGCTGGTCGGCATGGCGGCGAACTACGGCATGCGGCGGCGCGATCTGCACGATCTCTACCCTGCGCTGTGGGCGGCGGCTGGCGAGGAGGCGCGCGAGAAGGCGACAAAACGCTGGGAGCAGCGGATGAGGAGCCGCGACCGGCAGAAGACCGATGTGCTGAGTCGCGAGGCGTGGATCGCCTGCAAGATCATCGTCGACGGCTGGCGGCGCCACAACCCCGCCAGCGTCGAGGCGTGGAGCGAACTGGAGGGCGTCATGCGCGACGCAATGCGCGACCCCGGCGTCCCGCACCGGGCGCTCGGCCGGATCGACTACCTCGCCAAGAGCGGTTTCCTGTGGTGCCGACTGCCGAGCGGCCGCTGCATCGCCTACGCCTCGCCGCGGCTCAAGGATCAGGTGTGGGCGAAGCTGCGCCTCGACGACGGCTCGTGGAGTGAAGCCGAGGTCGTCGAGAAGGAAGAGGCGCAGCGGCTCGAGACTCGCGGGCTGGCGCAGACCCAAGGCGCGACGACGCCGAAAGTGACGGCGCTTGGCGTCGACTCGACCACGCAGAAGATGGCCCGCTACGCGCTATATGGCGGTTTGAGCATGGAGAATCTATGTCTTGGAATTGAAAGAGAAATTTTGGTCAACGGCATGCGTAAGTGCGAGGCGGCAGGCTACACAATCACGATCCACAATTATGACGAAGCTGTTGCCGAAGTCCCGCAGGGCTTCGGGTCGGTCGAGGAGATGGAGCGCCTGATGCTCGACCTGCCGCACTGGACCAAGGGTCTTCCACTAACCGCCCACGGCTTCCGCGCCAAGCGCTACGCAAAACGCTGAAAATAATTCTCGCCGATCGCTTGACAAACGTCATGCAATCGTGAGACAGTCCGCTGCGACCGAATCTGACGCTAAGGAGCAAAGCAAAATGGAAATCCGCGATTACGATCCTTCGCAAGGCATGGCGTTCCAGGGTGATGTGTCGATCATCCCCATCCCGGCGGACATCAAGATCAACTGCAACGACGAAGTCTCGCCCGTAGCCGGTCGACTCATCCTCCAGGAAGGTGAGGTGACCGGACATCACCACGCAATCGCGCTCGCCGAACGCCCGGCGCCGAGCGAACTCGACGAGTCGAACCTCGTCGTCGAGCGTCTGATTTCCGACGCCCTGGCGAACAAAATCGCCATCCCGACCGCGCGCCTTTTCCGCGATCAGGGCATCGTCGACGAGATGTTTCGCCGCGGCATCCTCATCCGCGCCGATCTCAGCGTCGGAGTGTTGATCGTCGAAGTTGGTGCGATGTGTCTGCTTCATGAAGAACACGATGGCATTCGCATTCCGCCTGGCGCTTATCTGATTGGCCGACAGGTCGAGAGCGCTGGCGCCGAAGAGCGCCGCGTCGTTGACTGACCGCAGCGCACAGCCCCATCGGAGAGTTCGAAATGATCACATCGCTTACCGCCGATCAGCAGGCGAGATTCCCTGAGTTTGTGCAAAAGTGGATCGCGATCGGGCTTTCCACGAAGCCTGCCGATCGCCAGTGCGCAGAAAAAGCCATTGCGGGTCTGTATCGGCTCGCCAAACTCAAAAAGCCTCGCGTGATCTGGCTACCGTGTCCGATCAGCGCGGCATTGAGTGCTGTCGTCTATGCGCAGATCACCGCGCATAGACGAATCGCAAAAAATAAAACCGTCCGCTCGGCCGTCGGCTCGGCCGTCGGCTCGGCCGTCCGCTCGGCCGTCCGCTCGGCCGTCGACTCGGCCGTCGACTCGGCCGTCGACTCGGCCGTCGACTCGGCCGTCCGCTCGGCCGTCGGCTCGGCCGTCCGCTCGGCCGTCAACTCGGCCGTCGGCTCGGCCGTCGGCTCGGCCGTCCGCTCGGCCGTCGACTCGGCCGTCGACTCGGCCGTCTACTCGGTCGTCGGCTCGGCCGTCGGCTCGGCCGTCCGCTCGGCCGTCGACTCGGCCGTCGGCTCGGCCGTCGACTCGGCCGTCGACTCGGCCGTCGACTCGGCCGTCGGCTCGGCCGTCCGCTCGGCCGTCGGCTCGGCCGTCGACTCGGCCGTCTACTCGGCCGTCGGCTCGGCCCTCGACCCGGCCGTCGGCTCGGCCGTCGACTCGGCCATCCGCTCGGCCATCCGCTTGGCCGTCAACTCGGCCGTCAACTCGGCCGTCGACTCGGCCGTCGACTCGGCCGTCGGCTCGGCCGTCTCGGCCGTCTACTCGGCCGTCGGCTCGGCCGTCGACTCGGCCGTCAACTCGGCCGTCGACTCGGCCGTCGGCTCGGCCGTCGACTCGGCCGTCGGCTCGGCCGTCGACTCGGCCGTCTACTCGGCCGTCGGCTCGGTCGTCGACTCGGCCGTCTACTCGGCCGTCTACTCGGTCATCGACTCGGCCGGCTACGCCTTCTTCGGCGGATCAATTTGGAATGCTGGATATTGCGCTTGGGCTGACTATTTCAACGAAGTCTGTGCAATCGCGATTGACCGCAACTTCCTCGAAATGACGGAGAGCGCAGGGTTCTACTGGACGCTCGGTGACGTGTGCTTTGCTTCCGAGCGTCCCGCGCAGATCCATCTTGATCAAGCCGGCAGGCTGCATTGCGATAGTGCGCCGGCCATCGCTTATCCCGGAACAGGATGGGGCCTTTACGCCTGGCACGGCTACCGCATTCCCGATGACCACGCCTGGATCATCACTGACAAGGCCAAGATCACCGCCGAGGCGATCATGGCCGAGCCGAACGCCGAGCTGCGCCGCGTCATGTGCGAGATTACGGCGTTCGAGCCGATCCGCAAGCTCGCGAAGATCGTCGGCGAGGATCGCGACGGGAACGGCCATCCCCGCCGGCTGCTGACTGCGATGGTCAAGGACGAGACGCTGCGCATCGTCGAGGTCGTCAACGGCTCGCTGGAGCCTGACGGAACGCGGCGCAAGTTCCTACTCGGCGCAATGCCCGGAAAGACGCCGCATGAAGCGATTGCAGCGAGCTACGGGATCAGCCCGGCGCGCTATCGCGAAGCTGTTCGCACATAAGCGACGAATCAGGACCGAACCGTGCACAAAGTCAGATCCGACGAGCCGTCACGCCAGGTGGCGCTGCGCGTGCCGACCGACTTAATCGCGGCGCTCGACCGCTTCTGCCGCGACCGCAGCGTCAAGCGCAGCGCGGCGATCGTCGCGGCGCTGCGCGCCCACGTCGGCAAACCCGATCCGGCCGAGGCGCCAGCTAATGGAGAAGCGAGATGAACATCTTTGACGCGATCCTGATCGTCTGCATTCCCGTCGCGCTCTACGGCGGCTTCCTGTCGGGCTGGGCGCTCGGGCGGCGAATGTCGCGCACTGACGATATCCTCATGACGTCAAAAGATGAAGAGCTGGCGCTCCGTGCTCAAGAGGAATGGGCGCGGCATTGGTGGCGGGCGACACGAGAGGCGGAGAAGAACGCGCGTCTATGCGCCGAGCAACAAAACGCGATCCAGCCTGACGCCAACGGCGATCTGCGCGTGCGGTGGATGAACGTCGACTATGACATCTAGAGGGGACGAGCATGAACGAGACGACGCGCCAAGCGCTCGAGGCGTCGATTGCGCATTGGCGGACGGCGGCCGAAGTCAAGGCGCCGGGCGAGGCGCCGTTCGGCTGTGCCAATTGCGCGCTGTGCCGGCTGTTCCGGCCCGTCGATTGCGACGGCTGCCCGGTCGCGGCGCGCAGCGGCCGGCTCACCTGCGCCGGCACGCCTTACGGCGAAGCGATCATCGAGCATCACCGCTGGATATTCGACCCCGAGGACGCGCTCGCCGAGGCGGCCTACCGCGCCGCAGCGCGGCGCGAGATCGAGTTCCTGGAGTCGCTGCGCGAGCCGGGCGAACCGTGACCGCGCCGCTCTGCCCGAAGTGCGACAGACCGTCACGGCTGACGCGCGGCCGCGAGGTGTACCTGCACCGGGCGGACCTACGGGAGAAGCCGTTCTGGCTGTGCGACGGCTGCGGCGCGTTCTGCGGCTGCCACCCGAACACGACGGCGTCACTGGGCCTGCCGGCCGACGCCGAGACGCGCAACTTACGCCAGCGCGTCCACGCGCTGCTCGACCCGCGGTGGCGAATGGCGGCGAACCGGAGCGAAGCGCGCAGCCGCGCCTACGCCGAGCTCGGGACCGCGCTGGGCCTCAGGAACCGGGACTGCCACGTCGGGCTGTTCGACGCGGCGAGGTGCCGGCGGGCGATCGAATTTCTGCTGGGTTAATCTTGTGGCCTCGCGCCGCTTGCGTGCGTCACGAATCTGCCGCAAATTGAAAACCCCGCCGGGATGACCGGCGGGGTCCGATTGTCAGCCAAGCGAGAACGGCGGCCGAGCGCCTGAGCGAGAGGCAAGCATGTCTACTATCGGCGGTACGGCGGGTCAACACGCGGCGCCTGTGGCGGATCGATGAGCAGCCGGACATCTGTCGAGATCTGGCAGGGCGACGCGCTGCGCTGTTTAGAGCTTATACCGAGCGCGTCGATCGACTGCGTCATCGCCGACCCGCCCTACGGCTCGACGCGCAACCGCTGGGACGTCGTCATCCCGCTCGAGCCGATGTGGCGCGAGCTCAGGCGCGTCTGCCGCGGGCCGGTCGCACTCACGGCGATCCAGCCGTTCTCGTCGCTGCTCGTCGCCAGCAACATGAGCGACTTCCGCCACGAGTGGATCTGGGAGAAGAACAAGGGCTCGGGACACCTCAACTGCGCCCACGCGCCGCTGCGCCACCACGAGAGTGTCCTCGTCTTCGGCCCACCCAGCGCAACCTACAACCCGCAGAAGACGAGCGGACATAGGCCCGGTAACTACGCCAGGCGAACGACATTCACATCGAACTATGGCGCGCAGCATGAGTCGGCGCCTTACGGCGGCCAGACCGACCGCTACCCGCGCAGCGTGCAGCACTTCGATGTCGTCAACAACGACTCGCCGGACCGCGTTCATCCGACACAAAAGCCGCTGCCGCTGATTGAATATCTCGTCGCGACCTACAGCAATCCCGGTGACCTCGTACTGGACTTTGCCGCCGGGTCGGGAACGACGGGCCTCGCCTGCCAGAACCTCGGCCGGCGAGCGATCTTGATCGAGATCGACGGCGAGTCCTGCGCGGTGGCGCGAGCGCGGATCGGCGTGCGGCGAGAAGCGTCTTTACAAGCGGCGAGTTCAAGGCCAGAAATGGAAGCCCCCGGTCAGGCGACGAACTCTGACCGAGGGCTCGATTGCGGGCGCTGAGAACGCCGGCGGATTGCCTGTACGAGAGGCCTCTCATGAATACCAGCGCCAGCGTCTGCGGTCAATCCGAGCCGCGAGCCGTCGCGTGAACGTCCTGGCGCCAAACGACCCGTGGATGCTGTTCTGGTCGCTCGGCTACCGCCGCATCGTGCCCATAGCGCCGCCCGGTTCGCCGCTGATCGACGGCAGCGGCATCGACCCAGACGACCTCGGCAAAGTCCCCGGCGAGCGCAAGTCGGCCGGCTGGGTCGGCATGAACGAGTGGAACCGCCACAAGACGACGCTGACCGACTGCGAGCGCTGGCGCGACTGGGGCGCCGGCGTCGGGATCGTGTGCGGCGACGGCCTGATGGGGATCGACGCCGACACAATGAGCGAGGACAACGCACGAATCGTGGCGGCGGAGGTCGAACGCGCGCTGGGGCCGACGCCGATCCGCATCGGCCAGGCGCCCAAGGCGCTCTACCTCGTGCGCTGCCCGCCGAAGTGGAGCCAGCCGAAGATCCTGTTCGAGGGCCGGAGCCAGATCGACTTCCGCAACTATGGACAGTTCGTCGCCTGGGGCATCCACCCCAAGACGCTGCAGCCCTACCGCTGGACGAGAGGGCCGATTCCGTTCGACGAGCTGCCGCAGGCGACGACAGAGCAGCTCGCGGCGCTCGTCAAGGCGCTCTTGGTGTGGCTGCCGGACGCGAAGATCGGCAGCGGCGGCAAAGGCGAGCTAGGGCCGACACCGAACCAAGAATCATTGAAAGGCGAGTCTCGACACGTGGCGCCAGCCATCGCGGCGCTGTCCAACGACTACCCCGATCGTCTGGACTTCGTCAAAGTGTTCTGCGCGATCAAGGCGGCGACCGCGCCAGACGACGAGTTCGGGCTGCGCCTGGCGCTCGAGTGGGCCGAGCGGTGGACCGGCGGCGAGAACGACGAAGAGTACAATCGTCGCACCTACGCCTCGCTGCGCGGCCCGTACCGTGTCGGCGCGTCGTGGCTATACGATATGGCGGAGGCGCGCTCGCGCGAGCCAACGCATGCCGGGCCAAAGTTCAGCCGCGCGACCGTGTGGCACGACGACGTGCTCGAGCAAACACCGTCGGCAGCGCCGAAGGACACGACGGGCCTGTTCGGCGAGCCGGCCGAAGAAACGCTGCCGGATCTGACCGGAACGCCGTTCGAGTTCCCCGAGGCGAGCGAGATCGAGCCCGAGGACTTCCTCTACGACACGTGGCTGGTGCGCGACTACGTGTCGCTGATCGCCGCCCAGACCAAGGTCGGCAAGTCGCTGTTCATGATCGCCGTGGCGCTGTCGCTCGCGTCGGGCAAGCCGCTCCTGGGCGTGAAGCCAGACCGGCCGCTCAGGGTCAGGATCTGGAACGGAGAGGACACGCGCAAGACGATGACGCGCCGCATCCTGGCGTGCATGAAGCTGCACGGCGTGACGCGCGAGGACTGCGGCGACCGGCTGATCATCGACTCGGGCCGCGACATGCCGATCGTCGTGGCGACGCAGACGAAGAGCGGGGCGACGATCCACCGGTCGATCGTCGAGGCCCTCGTTCGGAGTTTGGTTAGGCAGAACGTCGACGTGCTGATCATCGACCCGTTCGTCAAGTCGCACTCGGTTTCTGAAAATGACAACACGGCGATCGACGCGGTCGCTCGAGAGTGGATGCAGGTCGCCGACCGGGCCGGCATCGGACTGGCGCTCGTCCACCACTCGCGCAAGCTCAACGGCGCCGAGGCGTCGATCGACGACGCGCGCGGGGCCTCGGCCCTATCGTCGGCCGCCCGCGCGGCGCTGGTGCTGGCGCGGATGACCAAGCGCGAGGCCAAGACACTGGGAAGATCTAAAGATTACAAATCGTTATTCAGGATCGCCGACGCTGCGTCGAACTTGGCGATCGCGCCCGGCGACGACGAGCGGTGGTTCGAGATCCGGTCGATCGACCTGAACAACGCTCGGTTCGACCCCGAGACGGGCGAACGACTGCGCAAGAGCGACCGCATCGGCGCGGCGACCGTGTCGGCGACGCGCGGAGGCTTTGACGAGGACGAAGGGACGCTCGTGACGCCCGCGGCGTCGAGCCAGGAGGCGCGAGCGCTCGAGATGCTCGCCTGCGGCCTCTACAAGCGCGATCCGCGCTCGCGCGACGAGTGGGCGGGCGCGCCCGTGGCGATCGCCTACGGACTCAACCTCGACGATCCAGACGACAAGACGCGCGCCGCCGCGATCGTCACCCGACTCGTGCGCGAAGGCAAGCTGATCGAGACGTCGCGGCTTGACAAGAATCGCAAATTGAAGACGTTTCTGAGCGTCGCGAATAATAACAATTTGTTATCTGAGGACCTGTTCGGGTGAATTATAGGAATTTGCGCCGATCTGCGCCGATCTCTGAGAACGGCGCAGATCGGCGCAGATCGGCGCAAAATCGTGGGCAGGGGGTTGCGCCGATCTTGCGCCGGTCGATCCCCCTGTAAGGGGACCGAACCGGCGCAAACGGCGCACCCACGATTGAGGTCGAATAGCGCGGCTATAATAACAATCCGTATATACAATTTGTTATAATCGGTTGAAGATAGTGGCTATGATAACAAAACGTATAGTCGGCGGTAAGGTCTATGATCTGAAATCCATGAACGACAAGTCCATGACGTGGTTGACGCGTTGCGCTGAGTGCGGCGTTTTGATGGAGGCGGGGACGCTATTCGGGACGTTGGGGCAATTCGCGCCGCATCGCCGACGCTTTCTCCACGCCCCTCCGGGGCGCAGCGTGGTGCGTCTTTGAGTTGAGTTGGTAGATTGGCAGCCGAAACGAAAAGAGCGGCTCTGTGGCCGCTCTAATTCAATCCTAGATAGCTCATGTTGTGCTGTGAATTAGCTCCTGAGCTTCCACAGTATCCAGATCGCCGCGGCGACGTAGATTGTCTGGGCGACGAGCGGCAGGGCGGCGCGCCAGATGTCGCGGGCGGTCATGCTGCGAGCTCCAGAGAGGCGCGCCGCGCGGCGATGTAGGCGCCAAGGATCGGGTGCGCCGCTTCGATGTCGCTCCAGTGTGGCCATTGCAGTTCTTCGGCGTGAAATATCTCAGGGAATTTCGTTGTTTGCGCGTATTCGGCGCGGTAGGCGGCGCGCGCTTCGACTACACGGGCGAACCATGGTTCGACGCTCTCGGGCAGGCGTCGGCGCTCGCTATCGTCGTGGTAGGCGACGAGTTCGGCCCATTGCTCGGGCGTCTGCGCGTCGCGATAGGCCTGCGTGCAGCCGTAGTTCGGCGATCGAGAATGCCAAGCGCCGCCGACGTACAGGCCGTGCTCGCTGCTCGGCGCGAGGACGGGACGCGGCAGGGCTACGGAGGTCGTCTGATCCCATAGACGCTGCTCGGGGTTCCATATGCGCACGCCGATCGAGGTGAGCGTCTGCGCCACGCCGTAGCGGCTCAGGACGGCCATGTCGGCGGCGGGATAGAGCGCCTCGAGGTGCGCGGCGACGACTTCGGCGACCCGGTCGCGCTCGGCCGCGTCGAACATGCGGTTCTGGTAGTCCTGCCAAGCGTCGGTCATGAGCTTCGACAGCAGCGCGGCGTCGGCGCGCGGGCGGTATCGGTCTGAGGGTTTCGGGATGAGCATGATTTTCTCCTTTTCGGAAATGTCGCCGCGTCGCCGCAGCGTCGCGGCGGCGGGCGCGTGGTTTCGGTCAGTCAGAAAGACCGTAGTAGATCCGGTCAGCGCTGCGGAAGATGGCGCCGCCGAATCGGCCGTCCTTGACGCCGCGCTCATAGGCGTCCCAGTCGGGCGTCTCGGCGTCGAGATCCGCCTCGCGCATGTCGCTGCTGACGAGTTGGATGAACAGCGCGTTGCATTCCTGCGGCGGCCAGGCGTTGATCTCGTCGTCTTCCCACGCGCCGTAGCCGTGCATATGGTCGCGTAGCGCGTTGATCTGCTCGGGCGTCGTCAGCAGCGGCGCTGCGCTCGCTTCTTCCAAGGCGGCGCGCCACGTGTTCGGGCCGGCGTTTCGTCCGCCTTCGGCGATCGAGTGCGAGAATTTGAACGGCTCGGCGTTCTCGAAGAACGAGGTGATGTCGATTTCCATGGTGGCTCTCCTCAGAGATGTGTCAGCGCGTCCAGCATCGCCAGCAGGCCGGCGACGAAGGCGGAGACGGCGGCGAGCTCGGCGCCCGCCGCGCATGCTGCGGCGAAGCGTCGCAGCGCCAAGCGGCGGCGGAAGGCGGGCGAGCACAGCGGCGGGCGCCGCGGGGCGCGCGGGTCGATCCAGGCGGTCATTTCTTTTGCTCCCCGATCAATTTTTCGTGATAGTCGGGCGCCGGCGACGATCGCCGGCGCGTCGGCGGATTAGGCGGCGCGGAACGGGCGGCAGACTTCGCCTTTTCGCTCGTCGGCGGCGCGCCACGCTTCGTGGCAGCGGTCGAAATGCTCGCGGCCGTCGAAGCCCAGCGAGTATCCGTCGGCGGATTCTTCCTCACCAGGCGCGACGACGTACCAGCCGAGAATGTCGTGGTGAACGTCATATCCGCGCTTTTTGGCGCGTTTGGCGCTCGGCGTGTGACAGAGCGCGGAGTTCCGCAGGTCGCGAGCGGAGCGGTTCGGGTGGTTTGTCATGGGAAGCTTTCCGCCCCTGAGAAGCCGCGAGGCGCCGGTGAATGTGAGAATGCGCCGATGTATGACGATTGTCAAGCGATTGTCGAAATTATTTTGCGGCTTGCGGCGAGCTTGGCGCGTTCATATCTTTTCGGGCATGTCGCGGCATACGAAACCAAAGCATCGGCCGATGTCGGTTCGCCTCCGCGTTGCTCAGCGCGCCGTTGTCGAGCGCGTCGCGGCGCAGCGCGGAATCGGTATTTCAACGCTGCTACGCGAGATCATAGAACCTTATCTCGCTACGGTTGACGCTATGGTCAACATACAAGATGTTACGCCGCTGATCTCGCATCGCCCAACGCTGGCGCCTGAGAATCGCGCGGCGAAAGAGCCGGCGGTTAGTCGGTCCGGGTTCGCAGAGCGGACAAAATAACAGGTTGTTAGCCTCGCCGGCCGACTAGAGTCGCTTAGGCAGGCAAGAATCGCCCTCAATCCACAATCCAGACTCAGCACCGAGCCGTCGGCGCGCCAGCTCGCCTCGCTTAGCGCTCGAGCCGCTTAGGTGTTTCTTTGTTGTGGCTTTGGTTTTGAGACGCGCCACTGAGTTAAAGCGACATGCAAAGAGGCGAGTCTGGCGTGCGTGTCTCGGGGTTTACCGTTTTGAGACGGCGCGGCGCGCCTGGCGTTCGAGCGCCGTCAGGGATGCTTTTCCATGCTAACATATTGATTTTTATAGAGAAAATGGACCGCGGCCGCCCACTCATCCGAGGGCCCCATCCCGCTCCGCCCCCCGGAATTTCCTGTGAAATATCAATAACAAAACGTATCTCAGCCGCGCCGCCCCACCTGGCGCGAACAATTCGTATCGTAGATGCTTCTTTGTTGTTGCTTTTCGCATACGCTCTGTTATGCTCCTCGGACCATCCAATCAGAGGAGACCAAGATGGCTAGCTACGGATACGCCCGCGTCAGTTCTGCTGACCAGGACTGTGCGATTCAGGTCGAGGCGCTGCGAAAAGTCGGCTGCGAGGTCGTGCGCCAGGAGAAGGTCAGCGCCCGCAACGTCGACGACCGGCCCGAGCTCAAGACGCTGCTCGAGTTCCTGCGCGCCGGCGACGAGTTGGTTGTCACGAAGATCGATCGCCTGGCGCGCTCGACCCGCGATCTCTGCAACATCGTCCACGACTTGAAGAAGCGCGGGGTCGCGCTGCGCGTGGTCCAGCAGCAGATCGATACCTCGACCGCCGCCGGTTCGGCGTTCCTGTCGATGCTGGGAGTCTTCGCCGAGTTCGAGAATGAGATCAGGCGCGAGCGCCAGATGGCCGGGATCGAGCGTGCCAAGGCCGCCGGCAAATATGTCGGTAAGGGTCGGCCGTCGGTGTGCGAGCCTGAGAAGGTGCGCGCTTCGGTTGCGGCAATCGGCGCCTCCAAGACCGCGCGTAAGTTCGAGATCTCGCGCGCCACCGTCTACCGCTGCATGAATGGGGTGCTCTGATGTTTGAGAGACAGCGGCGTAAGGCAGTGAGCCACAGCGCAATTTGGCGCTACTGGAAGAACCGCGGCTACGGCGGCGGTTTGAACAACTGCATGAGGAGGATCTGTGGTCTTGACGGATACTATGGTATCGTCGTATCCTTGGTTTGCCGCTGGTCGTCGGGAGCTTGGGCGACTGGCGGCGGGGCCGGTCCGTTCGATGGGAGGCTGTCATTCCGCTCAAAGCCGGTAAGTCCAAGAAAGTCGTGAGCGATAACATCCGCGAGATGATTCGCTCCCGCCACCCGCAGAAGCAGGCGGTGGCCGCGGCGATGCGCAAGAAGCGCGAGTCGAAAGGCAAGACAAAATGAGTGGCGTTTCTCGTCGCGGGCTTCTCGGTTGGTTTGGCGGCCTCATCGTGGCTGCCCCGGCGTTACCGGCGATTATCGAGGAGGCGTCGCGAACTGCGGTTGCGACGGCCGCTACAGGCGTCGGGTATACGTCGGCGCCGTGCTGCGTCGTCTCAGGTTCACTTGGCGCTCAGCTGGCTGAGATCACGAGAAAAGCAATGGTCCCGAAGCTGTATGACAACATGTATCGCGAGAGTCGAGTATTGGCTCATTTCAAGGGCGAGGAGCGAACATGAACGCGATCATCGGTGGCCGGTCCTGCCGCTCCTGCGCTCACCGGCGCATCGCCGGCCAGGAAGTCTTCTGCTACCGCTACCCGCCCGTGCCGATGCTGGTTCCGGTCAAGGACAACCGCGGCCAGCCGGGCATCGCCTTTCAGTCGGTCTACCCCAGCGTCAATCCCGACATGCCGTGCGGCGAGTACGCGCGCTCCGAGGCCTTCGCGCTCGAAGAGACCGAGATTGCGGTGCTGGGGGAGAGGTGTAGTTGATCAGCTTTCTGCTCGGCTCGTTCGTCGGGTTCTTCGTCGGCTGGATCGCGGCGGCGCAGATCATGCGATATCTCCACAACCGGTCGCGACCGCGGTCGTTCGGCGTGAGGAAGCGATGAGCGAATATCATAAAATCGAGACGCTTTTTGAGCGTGATCCGAAGTCCTTCGTCGTCGATCCGACGAGGCTGAAGGCCTCGGTTCTTAGTACAATCAGCGAGTGGGACGTCACCGAGAAGGAAGCGATGAGCGAGCGCTACGCTTTCGAGGTCTTCTCATTCTTCGGTTTCGCCGGCGCGCTGCTGGCGCTGTGGCTGATGGGAGCGTTCGCATGAGCGAGCTCGACGAGTTGGAGCGCACGCTGCTAACGGCCGCCGACATTTGGTTCGAAAAAGGCTTGCACATGAAGTTGCAGCGGCTGATCGCCGTCGCGCGGCAGGGCGAACGCGCCGTCGCTGCGCTCGACGCGGTTGTGGCGCGGATGACGCAGCCGCCGAAGTTCAATCCGCCGCTTGATCCGGTTGAGCAGCCAGCGGCGCCGAAGTCGCCGTCGAGCGGCGGGGCCGCAGCGCAATTTGCTGAACCGGCCGACATGTATGGGAGTGGCGAATGACGCGGCACTGGCGCGACAAGGGTGACGAAGCCAAGCGCCATCACATCACGATCGCTGTCTCGTCCAAGTTGCGGGATCGGCTGTGGGCCTACGCCCAGGCGCTCTCCCGGCCACCGACCGTGGTGGCCCATGACCTGATCGACGCCGGCGTCCCGGCGCCGAGCGAAGACAAGCGAGAGGTTGTCGGGTGAAAGCGGAATTGGAAGAGGCGTTGCGTCGCGCCAAGGCGCATGTCGACGCGATGACGCCCGAGCAGCGTGACGCGATGGTTCATGAACAGGGGCGGTCGTGGGCGCGCGCCGAGGCTTCGTGGCCGAAGCCGAAGTACAAGTGGCGCGACGGCGTCAAGGTCTACGCGAGTTACGAAGACTATTGCAACGACTGAGGCGCTGAAGTGACTTTCGATCCCAGCTACATGAGCCCCGAGTTCGCCGTCGCTTCGGCCGGCTATCTCAGTCTCGACCCGCGTCGACTGCCCGATATGCTGGCCGCTCTGCCCGAGCCGGTCAGCGCGCGGGAGCGCGCCGTTGTCGCGGCGATTCGCTGGCGGATCGCGCGAGCGGGTGTGCATCTCGATCGTGGTCTTCGGAGGACGGCGTGACGGTCATCTGCATCAAGGATAGCGTGATCGCCGCCGATGGCGCCTGCTGGTACGGTTCTGTCAAGGCGGAGCTATCCAAGCAGAAGGTCGTCCGCTCGCTCGACGGCGCGCTTGGCGCGGCGGTCGGCGATTCGAGTTACACCGAGTTCTTCCGCGTCTGGTTCGCGTCGACCGGTCGGCGCGAAGAGCGCGGCTTCTACCGGCCGAAGGGCGATCCGCTGGTCATTGTCAAGGACGACGAGCATTCGTTCGGCGCGATGTGGGTCGAGCCCGATGGCGAGGTGGTCATGCTGGAGAATGACGGCAGGCCCTATCTCGTCGGGCGCGGGCCGCACGCGATCGGTCCGGCCAAGGAGATGGCGTTTGGCGCGATGTACGCCGGCGCTTCGGCCGAAGAGGCGGTGCGCATCTGCGTCGAGCGGCACGACTGCGCCGGCGGCGAGGTGTTCGTTGAGCGATTGGCGCCGGTCGAGCAGGCGCTGAATGACGAGCCGTCGGCGGAGAGCCAATTGGCCAGCGAAGCAAAAGAGTGGAGCGATACGATTTCGCTTGAGGCACAGAATGCGGCGGATTGGCGCGAGAAGATGGGACTGGCGTGATGAAGAAGATCATCAAGGATGTCGTGGGTCTTGTGCGGCTGATGTGGCGGAGCCGACACGACGGTTTTACCGGTGAGCGAATCAAGGCTCTGTGCTTGAAGAAGCTCAGCTTCGACGACCGGCTCAAGCTGGTGCGGATATGGGCCGAAGCGGGGGAGTGGGCGCCGAAGGGGGTTCGGATGATCGGTTCGTCGTACCCGGTGAGAGACAAGTCGACGAAGTATATTACGTCGAATTTCGTCGATTGGAATGCAGTCGCCGAGATGAACGATATGGCGCCTTATTTTATGTCGAAGAGCGATTGAGAGCCGCGTGAAGCCTGATCTTTACCAGACGCTCGGTGTGGCGCGCGACGCGAAGTCCGACGAGATTCGGAAAGCGTATTATCGCGCCGCCAAGAAGGCGCATCCCGATGGCGGCGGCACGGTCGAGTCGTTCGCGCTGGTGCGCACGGCGGTCGACGTGCTGAGCGACGAGGCGCGGCGCCGGCAGTACGACGAGACCGGCGAGTTCGGCGACAAGCCGGTCGACAACAGCGAGTCGCTGGCGATGACGGTGGCGATGAACGCTGTCGACGCCGTGCTCGGCAGCATCATGAAGCGCGGCGGCGATCCGGCGCATTACGACGTTGTCGCCGACGCTAAGAAGCATTTGCAGAAGTGCCTCGTCGAGATCGGCGTGAAGACCGCCAACACCTATGACGAGGCCAAGGCGGTTCGTCGCTTGGCGAAGCGTTTCCACGCCAAGAAGGGCAAGCCGAACCGCATCGGCGCGATGCTGGAGGCGCGCGCGCCGCGGAGACCGAGCGCAACGCTCGCAAAGGTGGCGTCGAGAAGGAGAACGTCGAGGGCGCGCTGCGGGTTCTCGACGACCACGAGTTTGAGTGGGTCGATCAGCCCTACGGCGGTCCGGCGGGCATGAGCGCGCTTGGCAGCTTCATGTTTCGAGGCTCTTGATGCCGCCGCGCGCGAAAAAGTGGCTGAAGCTGCTCGAGGACTTCGTCGCCGAGCTGCGCATCAAATCGAAGGAGGTCGTCTCGGCCGACGAGCGCGGCGTCAAGCTCGAGTTGTGGGAGAGCCAGAAGCGTTTCCTTCAGACGGTCGGTCAGGGCCTCGACGACGGCGTTCACTCGTTCAACTGCCTGAAGAGCCGGCAGCTCGGCATCACCACCATCTCGCTGGCAATCGATGTCTTTTGGCTAGCCGTTCATCCGAATCTGATTGGCTGCCTCGTCACCGACACCGAGAAGAACCGCGAGGTCGACCGCAGCATCATCGAGGGCTACATCGCCTCGTTCCCGGAGGGCTACTTCGGCGAGGCGTTCAAGATCGTTCGTTCGAACCGGCAGATGCTGCAATTCTCTAACGGTTCGCGGCTCGATCTGCTGGTCGCCGGCACCAAGAAGAAGTCGATCGCATGGGGCGAAGGCCAGGGCTACGCGCTGATGCACTCCACGGAGGTGGCCTCGTATGGCGACGTCGAGGGTTTCAAGTCGCTCGAGGAAGGTTTAGCGCAGACGAACCCCAATCGCCTCTTCATTCGCGAGTCGACCGCCAAGGGGATGAACCACTGGCGCGTTCGCTGGATGACGGGGCTTAACGACCTGACCGAACGCTCGTTCTTCATCGGCTGGTGGGCGGGCGACAACAATCGCATCGATCGGCGCGATCCGCGTTTTCCTGCTTTCGGCCTGCCCCCAGAGACGGGGGCGGAGGCGGCGATGCTCAAGGAGGTGTGGCGACTCTATCAGCATCGCGTCGCGCCCGAGGAGCTCGCCTGGTTCCGCTGGAAGCAGACCAAGGCCGGCGCCGAGCAGAACCTGATGGAGCAGAACAACCCCTCGACCGCCGAGGAGGCGTTCGTCCAGACCGGCTATTCGTTCTTCCAGACGCGGATGATCGGCGCCGACATGAAAGCGCTGCAGGACGATCCGCCGATCTTTGCCGGCTATCGCTACGAGGTCGACGGCGACTTCTTCCACTTCAAGATGATCGCGATGGACCCGAAGGTCGACGACGTCGGCGATGTCGAGTTAAAGGTCTACGAGGAACCGGTCGACGGCGCTCAGTACGTGATCGGCTTCGACCCGGCCTACGGCCGAAACGACCACAAGGATCATCATGCGATCGGCGTCTTCCGTTGCTTCGCCGACAAGATGGTCCAGGTCGCCGAATACGTGACCTGCGAGGTCGAGACGAAGCACGCCGCCTGGGTCCTCTTTCACCTCTGCGCCGCCTACCGCAACAGCATGGCGAACGTCGAGCTCGGCGGGCCGGGCCGGCTGGTGATGGCCGAGTTCGACCATCTGCGCCAGCTGATCGGCGCCGAGATGAACGCCGCCAAGACCGCGGCGCGCGGCTGGGAAGATGCGGCGGCGCAGGCGCGCTGGTATCTCTACCACAAGGCCGACAGCCCTGGCGCCGGTTACATGGCGAATTTCGAGACCAACTGGCGGACCAAGATGGAGCTGATGCACGGCTATCGCGGCGTCTACTCTAGTCGCGAGATCGTCATCCGCTCGTTCCCGCTTCTGCACGAGATGGACAACGTCGTCGTCAACGACGGCGAGATCGGCGCGCCGGAGTCGACCGACGAGAACATGAAGGACGACCGCGTCTTCGCCGCGGCGCTCGCCGTTCGCGCCTGGGTCGACTGGGCCCGCAAGGACATGATCGCTCAGGGACTGACCTATGACGTGGTGATGAAGGCCGAGTCGGGTCAGGGGACGCGCCAGGAGACGGCGGTCGACTCGATCGTCCGCAAATTCCTGCGCAGGCAAGAGGATCGGGCGAACGCCGAGCCCGAGCCGGAGAAGTGGCGCCAGGACATGGGGCTCGCGTGATGCGCATCGGCTACCACATGCATCCTCTTACACGTGCCACGTTAGCTAAGCTTATCGTTAATGCGCAGTCGTGTAGTAAGCACAAGACTAAGAAGCCTTGGTGCGTAGGATTGAACAAGGCCGACTTTAAGCTACTGCGTAAGGAGATGAAAACTTGCGATTTGTCGGATGGTATAAACATCCTCGGCGTTCCGGTGCTCATTGACGCATTTACTGCACCGGCGTATGTCTCAATCTTTGTGGAGTGAATGATGGCGAAAGCGCAGCGCGAGTTCACCAAGCCGCCGGAGGCGCCGCAGGCCGAACCGGCGGATGACAGCTTGTTCGGCGACGCGCCGTCGTCCGAGCAGTCCTCTGTCGAGTCCGAGCCGCCGGTCGAACCGGCGGAGCCTCCTGAGTCCGCCGCCGAGCCGCAGCCCGCGTTGATAACGAAACCGGCGCTCGACGCTGCGATCGCCGGCTACGCGGCGCCGCAAGTTCCGGCGGGCTTCAAGCCGTTTCCGACCGAGCCGTTCCCCGGCCGCTACGGCGAGCCGCCCTACGATCACGCGCCGGTGCAGCTGACGCCCGACGGCGAGCGCTTCATGGTCGCCCAGTGGCAGGTCTCGCGCCGCTGGTCCGGCGCCAAGCCGGGCGTCGCGCCGCGATGGGAGAGCTACGGCTTCTGGGCAATCCGCGCCACCGGCGGACGTCCGATCACTTTCACGCCGACTGGCTGGCGGGAGCACCGAGATTGAGCACTGAGACCGTCGAATCTGAGTGGGTCGACTCGGAGCAGTATCTGGGGCCGCGGATGAAGCGCATCACGTTCCAGTGCAGCAAGTGTGGTCACGTCTGGGTCAGAACCCTGAAGGCCGAGCCGAAGCGCGACCCCCCTTGTCCGAATCGCCGCTGCGAGGAAGTCGCCGAGCGCGACCAGCTGAAGCGCGAGGTCGAGAATCTGCGGCGGATGCTGGAGGAGCAGCGCGCACCGGCGACGATCGGTCAGAACATCCGCGTTAAGGCGGTTGACGAGACGGCGCGGATCGTCATGGAGGATCAGCACCTCGCCGACTTGCGCGACAATGTCCGCGAGGGCGAGACGATGGCGCCGAAACTGCCGCAGGCGCAGCAGCAGCTCGCCGACGCGATGTTCTCGCCGCGCAAGGATGCCGTCATGCCGGTGATCGCCTCCGATGGACGCCGCGGCATGTCGATCCCCGCCGCGCGGCTGAGGGCGGTCGGCATGCGGGCGATCGGCGGGGCTTATGCGCGCAACTCCGTCAAGCCGACGGCGATCATCCCGAAGGAGCGGCCGCCGGCCGTGACGATCAAGAACGAGCGCTACAATCCGGGTCGGCCGAGCGCCGAGGGCTACAAGAAATAGGGAGCGACATAATGCCGCAGAAGACGAAGACCAAGGGCGCTGGGGCGTTCGCCAAGCCGGCGCCGGCGAAGGCGCAGCCCGCCGCGGCGAAGCGGGCGGGGCGGATCGCCAATCTCGGCGCCTGGGCGCACCCGCCGAAGGGCCACAAAGCCAAGTGACGAATTGTCGCAGGTTGTTGCGGCGAATCGCTTGACGGGCCGCGCGACGCGGCGCATTCTCGCCTTGGTCCGCGACGGTCCCCCACCTAGCCGATCAGACGTCTCATCGACGCTTCCTCCCAGGACTCCAGCCCCGCTTCGGCGGGGTTTTTTCGTTTGACATACCATGGTATCTATGAAATAGGTGGTCTGCCGCGCGCCTCGGCGGTATCGGGGGCAGGATACGAGAATGATCAGCCATTCCGGGCGTAAGCGAGTCGCCGCCAGTGTTGCGACTGCAAGAATCCTCAAGCCTAAGTTGACTTGTCAGCCGCACGAGTGCGAGTACGACGATCTCCTGTTGAGTGTGAAGAAGACGTTCGCCGCCGTGTCGGGCGGCGGCAATCTGTTCGCTACCGATGCGGATGGGTTGTGGTCGCTCTATCTCAAGAACATCCCGGTGAAGCAGCGCCAATTTCACAACTGTCACTGCTGCCGCCGCTTCATCGAGACGTTCGGGCGCCTTGTCGCGATCGATGAGCGTGGGCGCGCCACGCCGGCGATGTGGGGCGCCGATGTCGGTGGTTTCTACGGGCCGTCGTTCTCGGCGATGCACGCGCGGGTCAAGACGGCGCGGGTCACGTCGGTCTTCTTCTCGAAGGAGTCGGTGTGGGGGATGCCGGCGACGCCGGGTTGGACGCATCTGTCGGTCGCGCCGCCGGCGCGGTTGGTCTATGCCGATTGGCTGCTGACGCCGGGTCAGAAGATGGCGGAGACTAAGGAGAATTACCGCAACGTCGCGGCGGCGCTCGGCGAGTTCAAACCGGCGGTGCTGGACGAGGCGCTGCGCGTGCTCAGAGCCGAGATTCTCTCGTCTTCGGACAAGTTCATTGGCCCGGTGCAGTGGCTGCGCGATCTTCACGATCGGCCGAAGGGCCGGGCGGGCGAGAATGTCATTTGGCGCGCCGTTGCCGATGCGCCCGCGGGTTTCTGCCATCCGCGAGCTTCGATGGCGGGGACTCTGCTGGAGGATGTCGCCGCCGGTCTGTCGTTCGCCGAGGTCAAGCGCCGGTTCGACGCCAAGGTCTCGCCGCTTCGCTATCAGCGGCCACAGGCGGCGCCGGCTGCCGGCAACATTCAGGCGGCCGAACGGATCGTCGAGAAGCTCAGCATCGAGCGATCGCTGGAGCGTCGCTTTGCGCGGCTCGGTGACGTCGAGACGATTTGGGCGCCGCGTGAGTCGACGCCGCAGGGTGGTGGCGTGTTCGGGCATCTGCGCGCCAAGCAGAGCGTCGCGCCGGCGCTGTCGCTTCCTCGCCAAACGATGACGTGGGTCAAGTTCAGCCAGACGGTGCTCTACGCCGCCGAGAAGATCGAACTTCTGGTTCCGTCGCACGGTAAGTTCATCGCGCTGACGGCGGCGACGCACGCCGACGCGCCGCCGATCTTGAAGTGGGATCGCCAGGAGCGGCGCAATACGGTGGCATGGTACGTCTATGCCAGTGGCAGCGCTGCGTCGCAGTGGGGCCTGCGCGGCGGGTCGTGGGCGAAGGTCAATGCTGCGGCGCTTCTACCGACGATGTGGGGTGGTAGGCCGATGCCGCATCTCAGCGAGGGCGTCGTTTTGATCGTCGACGGCGCCGTCGATTCGCGTAACGACTCGGCGGCGCTGTTTCCGGAGTGTCTGCGCGACGAACTTCACGCGATTCGCTCGACGATCGAGGCGCATTCGCGGTCATCGCGGCTCACCGGCGTTGAGCAAGCCTCGGCGTGCGGCTACGATCTTCGCAAACCCGACGCCGCGTGCGTGTTGCGCGTGTTGTCGGCTGGCGCTTGGAGAGAATACGCAATCGACAGGTGGGATTGAGTTTCAGGGTGTAGCTCAGAGGTAGAGCGCCGCGCTGCTGGACGCGGAGGTCGCCGGCTCGAAACCGGACCACCCTGACCTGAAACAGGCCGTAGCTCAGTTGGTAGAGCGCCGCGATTGGGCCGCGGAAGTCGCAGGTTCAAGTCCTGCTGGCCTGACCTAAAAGAGAGCCTCGGTTAGCGCCGGGGCTCTTTCATTTCTTGCTATGCGACGCGATTTTCGTCGCCTCAGCTTCCTTCTGCGCTTCGGCCTGGGCGATCTGCCGCCGCATGACGCCGGCCTGCAGCATCTCGGGGTCCGTGACGTCGAGGTGCTCGATCGCGTCGATCGGCGACATCATGCCGGTCTTCAGCATGTCGAAGACGAGCTGCTTGGCCTCGGCCGAGAACGCCGGCGACGAAGAGTGCTCGTCGACCGTCAAGGTCACGTCGTCGGGCAGGTCGTCGTAGGAAAAATACACCGGAACGAGGCCCTTGGCCGGCGGCGTCAGCAGCAGCGCCTCGTCCGGCGGCGTTACTGCCTGCGCGCCGGCTTCCGGCTCGGGAACCCAGGCGACGAGTTTCTTGCTGACGTGGGCTCGACTGAGATCGAGCGTCAGCGCCCCCATGTGCTCGATGTCGCGCTCGATTAGCAGCGCGCGGTCCTTGAATCGCGGACTGAACATGCGAATCAGCGAATCGGCGTGGGCGCCAGAGCGTACGCCTTTCTCGCCGTGGCCTTTGGCGACCGGCGGCAGGCCCATCATCTCGTCGAACATCCGCTCGTACTCGTGCAGCGACGCCCACAGGTCCTGCGGAATCTCGACGCGGTCCTTTTCGATCTTGGCGTTGGGGTTCGCCTCGACGTAGTAGCCGCCGGGCTTCTTGTAGCGCGACAGGGCTTGCTGGTTGAAGCCGGTCGAACCGACGAAGCGGGTCGTCGGGTCTTCCTGCATCCGCAGCAGCTTGTTGATGCCGACGAGGCGGGTGTTGATCGCCTCCTGCAAATAGACCAGCCGCTGCACTTCGGACGCGCCCCAGAAATAAGTCGGGACGGGATTCGGACAGAAGGTCGAGTAAGGGTGCTCGCCCTTGAGGCCGGGTGCTGAGGTCTGCGTCGACGGGTCCCAGGCGAGCGCGTTCTGGATCGTGTACTTGCCCATGATCAGGAGGTCGTCGCCGACCAACTGGAACGTCGCCCAGTCCTCGCGCTGGTCGTCCCAGATCCAGGTCTCGTTGAGCTCGATCAGGCTCTGCTCGACGGTGGGGTCGAGTTGCGGCTGCGGCCGCCCCATCCAGTCGACGAGGCCGCGGGTCGGGTTCGTTCCCTGCCCCGCCGCCTGCAGCGGATAGAGCCCGCCGACGACGATGTTCATCGCCGTGCCGCGCGTATCGGTCAGCCCGCCCGACGTGTCGCGCGAGTACGACTTCATCTTCTTGATCATCTCGTTCTTGTCGGGATGATTCTTGACGAGGCCGATGAACTGGTCGCGCGTGATCAGCATCGTGTGGTTGAAGGCGCCCATGTTCTCGTCGAGCTTGTCGTAGTTCTCCCTCAGGACGCCGAAGTCCTCCGGCTGGACGAGCCACGTCGCCATGCGGCTGGTGGCGAAGGACTGCTTGATGAGCCCTTTGCCGCGCACGAGGCCGATGTTGACCGCCTGGCTCAGCATCGAGTCGGCGTCGCAACGGCGGTACTGGTTGCGGATGTGGGCCGCCGCGGCGCGCCCCTTGGCCTCGTTGATCACAGACGGATAGTCGGGGTCGCCGATGTGGAAGCGCAGCGACACCGGCGAGAACAGCAGCGACTCGAGATCGTCGAGCGAGACCCAGAGCTTGTTGTACATCGCCGGCGACGCCGGGTCCGCCGATCCGGTGTCGACGTAGTTCTGGTAGAAGACGCCGCGGTTCATCCGAGCCTGGCGCGACGACATGCAATGCGAAGCTGTTTCGCGCACGAATTCGGTCAGACGCTTGGCCTCGCGGGGTATCCTCATTTTGATACCATCCTATAGTATTGATACTCTTCGCCTTTTTCGCAACTTATATTGACATGACCTTTCGGTCCAGCGTAGTCTCTGGGTCCGTAGGGGTGAGGCTAGTCTCTTCCCTCTCGTCAACAAGGAGACTCCCATGGCGCGTCACAAGGGTCGTAAGGGCCGCCGGAAGTAAGTCCCGGTCCCGTCCATGAACAGGGGCGGAGCGTTCGCGCGCTCCGCCCGCTCGACTGAGGTCTTTTGATGCCGATGCCGACTCCAGGCGCCGCTCTTCCGCCGCAAGGCGTGGCCGGACCGGCGTCGGCTCCGGGCCCGATGAAGGGCGCGGCGGCGAGCGGCATGGACAAGCTGAAGCTGGCGCTCAAGGCGCTGCAAGAGGCGCTCCCTGCGCTGCCGATGGGTTCGGCGGTCCACACCGCCGTCCTCAAGGGCCTGACCGACATTGGCAAGGCGGTCGAGAAGGAGGGCGGCGCCCAGGCGAATCCGGGCGCGATGATCCAGCAGCTTGTCGAGATGGCGCGCAGCGCCAAGCAATCCGGCGCGCCCGCCCCGCAGATGCCGGGGGCCGGCGGCGCGCCGCCCCCGCCGCCCGGCATGGGCGCGGGCCCGCCTATGCCGCCAACGCTAGGAGCTTAACCACATGTCAACTTCGGGAAAATTCCCCAAGGCGTATTCGGATACCGTCGCCGTCGACCGCGGCCTGATGGAGTACGTCGAGTTCGAGAAGATGGACATCGGCGCTCGGCCGTCGGCGCAGCCGAAGGGCAACGTCAACGAAATCAAGTCGCTTGAGCACGTCGGCAATGACGGCTCGCGCGGCTCGGCGGCGAGGGCGAAGTAAATGGCCGAGGCGACGCAGTCTCAGATCCGGGCCGAAGAACTCCTCAACGAGTTGCTGCGCGACGGCGACGTCGGCGGCAAGGTCCGCAAGATCGCCAAGGCGAAGTTCCCCGACAGCCGAATCGTCGACATCGAGAGCATCGCCGAGCCGCTGGTCGCGCCGCTGAAGGCGGAGAACGACGCGCTGAAGGCGCGTCTCGACAAGATCGAGGCCGATCGCCAGAAGGACGCGGAAGAGGCGGAGAAGCGCGCCGCTCAGACCAATCTCGAGCAGGCGCTCGCCAAGGCCAGGAACGATTACAACCTGACCGACGAGGGCTTCGACAAGATGGTCGCGCGGATGAAGGAGACCGGCAACTACGCGGACGCTGACGCTGCCGCCGCCTGGGTCGCCTCCAAGACGCCGCCGGCCGCGCCGGCTGGGCCGACCTGGAGGACGCAGGACCTCAACCTCTTCGGCACCAAGGATCGCGACGAGGCACGCGCCAAGTTGCACCGCGACCCGATCGGTTTCCAGGACGATCAGATCGAGGCGTTCCTGCGCGACCCCGACGGCTTCACGCGGGAGACGCTGGACGTCCAATGATCCGCTTCCTCGCCACCGAATTTATCGCGCTCGATGTGGAGAACATCGGGCGCGATGTCATGCTTGAAGGAGTGCTGTGATGGCGTACCCTAACAGTCCTGCGCCGACACTTACGGGATCGGGCATCACCCCTTCCGGCGCTCTCGGAGCACAACTAGCAGCCATCACGCGCCGCGCCTTTTTACCCTCGGTTTATGTGCAAATATACCAAAGTCACCCTTTGCTTTCACTTTTCATGAGTAACAGCAAAGCGGCGCGCGGCGGCGTTTCCCAGATCACCGTGCCGGTGCAGGGCAACTCCTTTGTCCAGTTCTCGTGGGGCGGCTTCGACGGCAACTTCCCGATGCCGATCGATCAGGCGGCGATCCAGAACGCGCAGTTCGCCCTCAAGCTTGGCATGGTTCCGATCGGCTTCTTCGGCATGGAGTCGATCCTCCAGTCGTCCGAGGTCGCCATTCCGAAGCTGCGCGCCGTGATGAGCGACGCCGCGGTTGTCATGAAGCAGGCCTACGCGCAGGCGCTCTACTCGAACAACTACGCCAACACCCAGATCTGGGACTCGCTCAGCCAGGCCTTCGACGACGGCACCAATGTCCCGAGCTACGGCGGCATCTCGCGCACGCCCGGCTCCTTCTGGGCGGGTCAGCTGATCAACAACACCGGCGCGGCGGTGACGACGCGGGTCGGCTGCGCGCAGGTTCTCACGCGCATCCAGTCCGGCGCCGGCGGCGAGTCGCCCGATTTCGGCGTGATGAACCCTGCCAACTGGGCCGAGCTCATGACCGACTTCATGAGCCTCGAGATGTACCAGACCCGGCCGCGCTCGATCTACGAGAAGGACGACGTCGTCAACGCCGGCTTCCGCGGGATCAAGGTGCTCGATACGCCGATCTTCCCCGACCCGTTCTGCCCGCTTGGCTCGGCGTTCTTCCTGAACAGCCGCTACACCGGCATGTACATGAGCGAGTACGCGCCGATGACCTTCTCCGGCTTCGAGCCGCTGATCAACGTCGGCCAGATCGCCGACGTCGGCGTTCTCATCTCGTGCGCCGATCTCGTCTGCGCCAAGCCGTCCTCGGGCGCTCAGGTGACGGGCATCACCGGCGCGGCGTGGCAGGCTGTCCCCGGCACTTCGCCGTCCGTTATCTGAAGGAGTTGAACAATGGGTCTCTACGGCGGTAACGGCCTCACTCCGTCTCTCGGCGGCGGGTTGTCGACCAACAGGATCGCGCTCAAGGCCGGTCAGGTGTGGACCATCCCCTCCGGCTGGTTCATGATCCGCACCGGCCCCTACACGACGATCCAGCAATACGACGCGGTTCTCGGCATCTGGTTCTCGATCGGCGGCGGCGTGATGGCCGGCGGCGTCGAGTACATCCACTCGGACGGCCAGAACTATCGGCTCTCCAACCAGAACGGCTGCGTCGTCGGCGCAGTGATCACCAACGTCGGCTCCGGCTACACCACGGCGCCGACGATCACCGCCGGCTCGGGCGGCGCGATCTTCAAGACGATCATCGGCGGCGCGGTCAACCAGACCGTCACCGTCAGCAACGGCGGCACGAACTACACCTACCCGCCGATTGTCCAGATCGCCGCGCCGCCGCCCGGCGGCGTTCAGGCGACCGGCTACAGCACGTTGACCAGCGGCGTCGTCACCTCGGTGACGATCGTCGACCAGGGCGCCGGCTATTCCAGCGCGCCGACGATCGTGTTCCAGAACGATCCGCGCGAGGGCCTGAACGGCACGACCGTCGGCTCGGGCGCCGCCGCGGTCACGTCGCTGACCGGCTCCGGCACGATCACCGCGGCGTTCTGCGTCGATCACGGCCAGCCGATCGCCTTCGCCGCCGGCTCGGCGACCTCGATCCCGACGCTGACGCTGTCTTCGTCGCTCGGCTCGGCCGCCGTCACGGCGATCATGAACTGGTCGATCGTCGGCCTGCAGTCTGGCACCTACGGCAACGGCACGTCCGGCATCGGCGGCTCGAACGCCACCCAGGTCACTGCGACCGGCGTCGACCAGCCGACCGCGGCCAACTCGACCGTGCTCAACACTGCGGTTCAGTCCAACCTGGTCAGGACGCGCCAGGCGCTGCTCACCGCGACGGAGACGGGCGGCACGCTGCCGGCCTACTCCGCCTGGGTAGTGCGCGACGGCGGCATCTACACCGGCACGCCGCTGTTGATCATCTCGGCGCCCGCCGGCCCTGCGGCCGGTTCGCTGACGACGGCTCTGGCGACGATGGGCTACTTCGCTTCCGACACGAGCTACATCGAGGGGCCGGCTTGATCTGACGTCCGACTTCGTCGGGGAGCCCGCGCCTGCGAACAGCGGGCGCGGGTTTTTCATTGGTGGACCATGCCGCTCAGCGCTATCCTCAACGATGCGTCCCAGTTGCTGAACGATCCGAATTTCTCGTTCACGTCGAAGACGCAGCTGATCAGATGGGTGAATGAATCGCGGCGCAACTGCGCCAAGCGTAGCGGCTGCATCCGGCGGCTGATCACCGGCCAGTCGGCGTTCGGCGCCAGCGCTCAGCCGGGCTACGCGATCCCCGGCGCGATGCAGCCCGGCGCGCTGCCCGGCGCTTTCTCGCAGGCTTCGTCGGGGACTTATGGCGCGGTGCAGAACGCGATGATGACGATTCCCGGCGTCGAGCGCTACCCCTATCGCGGCTTCTTCAATCCGGTTCTTCAGGCGCAGTACGCCGGCTGCGACGAGGTTGTCGACGCGATCGCGCTGTCGGTCAACTGGGGCGGCACGACGCGGCCGACGCTCGACTGGATGCCATGGGACGACCTCCAGGCCTACGCACGGGCCTATGCGGTGTTGAACACCTCATGGCCGTCGGTGTGGTCGGTCTACAACGACGGGCCGGACGGCGAGGTCTGGGTCTTCCCCGTGCCGAGCCAGGCGACCGAGATGGAGCTCGACGCGACGGTGCTCCCGAAGTCGATCTACTCCGACGACGATTACGACGCCATCCCCGACGGCATGCAGGAGTGCTTGAAGTTCGGGACGGCGTCGTTCGCCTTCATGGCGCGCGGCCGCTACGCCCAGGCGCAGATCATGGAATACGAGTTCGCCGATCGAATGGGCGCCGCCCGCGTCTCGTTCGACCGCGGCAAGACTCGCAGCTACTACCCCAGCTACCCGTGACACGATGCCACAGGACCACACCGCCTCGACCGTCGCCCAGGCCCGCGTGATCCGTGACGGGCTCGACCCGACGCGCGACGAGACGCCGGTGCGCACGGCGACGTTGCGGCTCCTGCTTGACGCGCTGATCGAACTCGGCGGTCAGCCGGGCGTCGAGAAGATTCGTGAGCAGCAGCGCGCCGCCGTCGCCGCCAACACGATGACGATCGCCCGCGCCCAAGAGGCTTTCCAGAAGGTGCTCGACGCCGAGACCGCAGCCGCGGAGGCGCGGCGTGCCTGATCCGCGCGGCCAGATCTCGCAGAAGGCGCAGGAGAGCCTTGGGTTCCCTCCGGGCTTCAAAACCTACTCACCCTATCCTTTTGGTGGGATGAATGTTCAGGCCTCGCCGGTGGCGATCGCCGACACCGAGTTTCCGTGGCTGGAGAATTTCGTTCGCCTCGGCGACGGCAATCTGCGCACGGTGTGGGACCGCGGCGCGCCGATCTTCACCGCGCCCACCGGCCTGACGGTCGTTTGGCACTGCTTCTTCAACCTCGGCGTCGTCTATTATTGCGCCGTTTTCCTCTCCGACGGCAGCGCCGTTCAGGTCGCGATGTCGGGTCTGGCGCAGACTCAGATCGGTCCGCCGGGGACCTTCTACGACGCGTCGAGCGGCGCTTTGCCCTACGCGCGCCAGTGGGGCACGCAGTACCTCCTCATCAGCAACCGCAACACGACCAACAACTATTGGGCGTGGGACGGCGCGCTGCTCTACGCCGCCGGCGGCGCAGCGGCGGGCGGCGTCGATCTCCTCTCGGGCGGCGCCGCCTACTCGTCGCTGCCAACCCTGACGGTCTTCGGCGGATACGGCTCGGGGGTCGAGATCACCCCGGTCATCCTCGGCGGCGAGGTCGTCGAGATGAACATCACCGATCCCGGTTCGGGCTACGAGCCGGGCGATGTCGTCCAGGTGGCGTTCAGCGGCGGCGGGTCGGGCACGGGGCCGATCCTGACGGCGCAATTGACAGCGACGACGCTCGGCGGCGTCACGGTGACGGCCGGCGGCTCGGGCTACACCTTCGCGACGGTCAACTTCTCCGGCGGCGGTGGCGGCTCGGGCGGCGCGGCGACGGCGACGATCGTCAACGGCGTGGTGACGGCGATCGAGATCACCAACGCCGGGTCAGGCTATACGACCGCGCCGGCGCTGATGATCTTCGGCGACGGCAGCGGCGCCACGGCGGTTGCGCTGCTGACGCCGAGCGGCGTCGCGGTCGGGCTCGCGCCGACGACGGTCGCCAGCGTCGCCGTCGACAACGGTGGGTCGGGCTATGTCAATGGTCAGACCTTTGCCTATTTCATCGGCGGGGGCGGCTCGGGCGCGGCGGCGACGGTGACGGTGTCGAGCGGCGCCGTATCGAGCATCGCCATGACGAGTTATGGCTCCGGCTACACGTCAACGCCGCAGGTGCTGATCTTCGGCGCGGGCTCCAATGCCGCGGCGCACGCGGTCCTGACCGCGAGCGGCTCGCTCAGCGGCGTCACGGTGGTCAACGGCGGCTCCGGCTTCACCAGCGTGCCGCTGCTGACGATCGAGGGTGGAGGAGGCTCCGGCGCGACGGCGGTTGCGGTGCTGACTGCGACGTCGATCGCCTCGGTCAACCTGACTTCGGGCGGCTCCGGCTACACGAGCGCGCCGAGCGTCTCGTTCGTCGGCGGGGGCGGATCGAGCGCGGCGGCGACCGCTTACCTCGACGGCGACGCGGTCGGCTACGTCGTCGTCACCAACGCGGGCACTGGCTACACTTCGCCGATCCAGGTCACGTTCAGTGGTGGCGGGGGTTCGGGCGCCGGCGCGACGGTGAAATACGCGCCGACGTCGATTGCCTCGGTCGAGGTGATGTCGACCGGGCAGTTCTATACGACCGCGCCCGCCGTGCTGGTGACGCCCGGCGCTAACAACGCCGCCTACGCGACGGTCACGCTGATGCCGTTCGGCGTCAGCGGCTCGGTGATGGAGACGTTTCTGTCGCGGCTGTGGGTCTTCGACCCGGCGCCGTCGCCGAGCTCGACCCTGCCGCCGGGCGGAGACTGGTCGGTCTCGGCGCCGGGCTCCTTCGTCGACTTCGCCACTTCCGACGGCGGCGTCAGCGCGGTCAATACCGACGCTTTCCTCGACCTCCAGTACACGCAGGTTCGCCAGAGTTCCGGCTATCTCTACGCGCTCGGCAACGGCTCGGTCAGCGTCGTCTCCAACGTCAATTCGTCGGGCAGCCCGGTGTCGACGACGTTCAACTACCAGAACGTCGACCCGCAGGCCGGCTGCGCGTGGCGGGACTCGCTCCAGGACTTCAGCCGCTCGACGATCTTCGCCAACACGACGGGCGTCTACGGCCTCTACGGCGGCGCGGCGACCAAGATCAGCGGCAAGCTCGACCAGCTCTTCACCAACGCGATCTTTCCGCCGACAGCCGGCGCGGTGACGCCCTGCGCGGCAATCGCGACGATCTTCAGCATCAAGCACTATTTGCTGCTGATGACCGTCGCCGATCCTGATACCGGCGCGATGCGCAACGTTATGGCGACGTGGAACGAGAAGGACTGGGTCGTCACCTCGCAGACCGTTGACCTCGCCTTCATCTCGACTCAGAAGCAGGGCAGCGCCTACATCGCCTACGGGACCGACGGGGCCTCGGTCTACCCGCTGTTCGCCGCGCCGTCGTCGGCCTTGCAGAAGCGACTCGACACGAAGCTCTACGGATCCGACCGCATCTTCGTCGAGAAGCAGGCGCTCGGCGTGTGGTTCCAGGCTCAGGACAACTCGGCCGCCGAGGTCGGCGTCAGCGGCGCCTTGACGGCGACGATTTCTGGCATGGGCGGCGGAGTGATCAACGGCTTCGCCGTCACCGTGCCGGAGGGTGTGTCGCAGCCGTTTCTCAACCCGGTGTCGTTCTCTTCGCCGCCGCCGGCTTGGAACGTCTGGGGCACGGCGATCGAGGGCAACGCCTTCTTCTCGATGGGCCTGCGCTTCGCCACCAACAGTCCCGATTTCACCCTCGCCGATCTCGTGATAGGCTACGCCGAGCAGGTCGCGTTCTACGCGTGAGGAGAGAGCCATGGCGATGCGCACCAAGGGCGTGAAGATGGACTTCGAGAAGCTCGTCGCCGACGGCGAGAACCCCCGCGGCTTTACGTCGCAGACGGCCAACGGCACGGCGCACTGGAAGGGGACCGGGTGGAACAAGGACGAGCCGAACTGGGATTACGGCTACAACGCCGTTCCGATGAGCGCCAACGCTGCTCAGGCGGAGTGGAACTCGCCCGACCATCAAGTTCGGCCGGGCCCGACTCGGCCGGACGGACGCAGCAATCGGACTGCTGAATAGTACGCCTCCGTTTCGACCGATAAAAGAGCGTCTGGACGAAAAATGGGATCTCGACCCGGTAACGGGTTGTTGGGTTTGGACTGCGTCTACAGATCAGCATGGCTACGGTCAAAACGGTAAGCGGAAGTGTATGATTTGCAGTAGCATAACATGCATGGCAAGGTACTATAGGCAAAAGGAGAGTCGTTTTGCTTGCAGCCCTTGAAAACACGCCACAGACGCCCGATGAGTGGAACCGCTGGGGATGGGACCACCGCGACAGCCACGACCGCATCCGCAAGGCGATCCTCGCCCAGCACGGCGTCAACCTCAGCGACTACCAGATCGACCCGGTCAACCCGGCCGCGATCGAGGATTTCTTGCAAAACAACTCGCAGCTCCACGGCGACATGAACGGCGTGCTCGGCCTCCAGAGCGCCGACCTCCAGGACGTCAACATCGGCGACTCGCACCAGTTCGAGACGTGGGTCCGCCTCCATTGGCAAGAACACACCTACGCCGAGTCGAAACTAGGAATCTGACCATGCTGGACCGCGTAGCGACGACTCTCGACGCCTCGTTCTCCTTCGCCGCTGAGCACTTCGACGACGTGATCGGCGAGGCCGAGCCGCTGCTCGCCGAACATTGGCGCGAGATCGCGGTCCACCAGGACGTGCCGCTGAAGCCGAGTTACCTCTTCTATCGCAAGATGGACAAGATGGGCGCGCTCAAGATTTTCACGGCGCGCCGCGGCGGCAAGCTGATCGGCTACGCGGTGTTCGTTGTCCGGCCTCGCCACGGCCACTACGAGTACGTCTGGGCGATCAACGACATCGTCTGGATCAAACCGGAGTGCCGCCACCTCGGCGTCGGTTCGGCGCTGCTCGCCTTCTGGGAGGCGGAGCTGGCGCGGCTCGGCGTCGAGTTCGTCAACATCTCCAGTAAGGTCGCCCACCCGGCGCTGCACGCCATGCTCGAAAAGTGCGGCTACTCGACGATCGAGATCGGGCACCAGAAGAGGCTGCACTGATGGGTATTCAGGCGATTATTGACCCGATCGTCGCCAGCATCGCCGGCGGCGTCGGCGACGTCGGCGCGGCGATCGGTGGCGCGTTCGGCGGCGGCGCTGCCGACGCGGGCGCCGTTGCGGCGGGAACCGCGAGCGCAGCGGGCGGCGCCGATGCGGCGACGACCGCTGCGCTCGGCACGATTGCGGCGCAGAATGCGGCGGAGGGGGGCATACTCGCGGCGGCTGCGCCGGAGCTCGACGCCGCGGCGACTGGGGCCGGTCTGTCGGCCGCCGACATCGGCGGCTCCTTCGCCTCGCTCGCTGCGACGCCCGCCGCCGACTTCCTCGGCGCGACGAGCGGCGCGCTCGGCGCCGGCGTGCCCGGCTCGACCGCCACGGCCGCTCCGGTCGCCTCGCCCGGCGCCGCCGTGGCTGCGCCAGCCGGTGCGGCGACCGGCGCTGCGCCCGGCGCGGGCGCGGCGGGCGGGTCGGCCGCGGCCGGCGCTGCGCCGATCGGCGCGACGGTGTCGCCGAGTTCGATCGGCGCCTTCGGTTGGGTCGACCCGTCTCTGATCACCGACGCTTCGGCGCCGGCGGGCTTGACCGGCGACGCGGCGACGACCGGGGCTTCGGCCGCGCCGGCGGGACTGACCGGAGCGACAGGCTCCGAAGTTGCTTCGGGGACCGGCACGTTGGCGTCTGCGATAACTGGCGCTGGCGACGGTTCGGGTGGCCCTGGGGCGGACGCCGGTTTTCTCGGCAATTTAAAAACATACGGTCCGTTAGCACTCAGCGGCGGCGGATTGCTGTCGTCAGTTTTGGCCGGGGAAAAGAAGCCGAAGTTCGAGGGCGACGCCAGCGCCCAGGCGGCGCAGTTGCAGGCGCAGGGCGCGCAACTGGAGAGCTATCTCACCTCCGGCACGTTGCCGCCTGGCATTTCGGCGGGTCTGACTGCGGCGCATGACGCCGCCGCGGCGACGATCCGCTCGCAGTACGCGGCGCGCGGTCAGACGGGCTCTTCCGCTGAGATGCAGGACCTCTCCAACCTCGCCGCGACGACGGTCAGCCAGGGCGCGCAGATCGCGACCAACCTGCTCCAGCAGGGGGTCAGCGAGAGCGAGTTCTCGGCTCAGCTTTATCAGAGCCTGATGCAGTCCTCGATGGAGCAGGACGCGGCGCTTTCCAAGTCGATCTCCAACTTCGCCGGCGGGCTTGCCGGCATGGGCCTCAAGGCAACGCCGACGGAGTAGTTAAATGTCTAGCTTAATCAAATCAATGGATGATTTTTGCCTTCTTCTGTGGGAGGAATTTAGTCGCAACGATTTAATTAAGAAGGATGAGGTGCCTACTCTTCTTCTGTCAGCTGAGCAGTATGCGCATGTGAGGAAAATAGCGCATGGCGAGATAGGTATTAGAAAAGACGCACATATTTTCATGTGCAGGGGTGTGATGGTGCAAGAAGATACCAGAGAATAGGTGGTTGATGCCGACCGCATTTCCGCTCTCCGCCGACCCGTTCTCGTCCAGCAGCGCCGCCGCGGCGCTCGTGCCGGAGCCGAATCCGCTCGGCGATCGTGACGATCGAATGGAAGAGTTCAGCGCCAAGATCGACGCGGAGACGACGGCGCACGAAGCGACCGTCGCCAAGGAGCGTGCTGAGATCCAGCGAATCGAGGGCGATTTCTTCGCTAAGAACGCGCCGCCGGCTTACAAGCCGCAGGCGCCATACGTGGCGCCGCAGTCGACCGGGCCTCTCCAGGAGTGGGGCTCGTTGGCGATGATGTTTGCGATGTTGGCTTCTCACTTCACGCGCACGCCGATGATGACGGCGATGAACGCCGGCGCCGAGGTGATGAAAGCGTTCAAGCAGAACGACATGGAGAAGGCGAAGGCGTCCTACGAGCAGTGGAAAGACGCCAACGAGCAGTCGTATAAGCTCTACGAGTACCAGCGCGACGCCTACAAGGACCTGCTCGAATCGGTCAAGGACAGCGTGAAGAACAACGTCGATCTCTCCAAAGAGGAGACTGCCGACTATCGCGCGCGCATCACGGCGATCACGACGGCGTTCAAGGATGAAACGTCGCTGGACATGCTGGCGCAGAATGGCGTGCTCGGCTGGGCGAAACTCCAGGAGCAGCGCGACAAGAACGCCGCGACAATGGCCGAGAAGCAAGCGGCGCTCGAAGTCAAGATGGACGAGATTAACAAGAAATACGAAGGGGCTAAGAAAGAAGCCGCTCTCGTCGAGGACCCTGACTACGTCAATGCTCTGAAATCGGGCGACGTGCTCACGGTCGTCGAAAAGCGGAACGAAGCAAACCCGAACAAGGAGAACGCTGCGCTCTTGGAGAAGGCCAAGAGCACTCAGGACGCGCTTGTCGAGAAATCCAAGGAAGCCGCCGCCAAGATTGACTTGCAAGGCAAGCAGTTGGCGGAGAAGACCAAGGCCGATGAAGAGCGGCAAAAGGTCGCAGAGGACCGGCTGAAGATCGCCGAGAAGGGCGGGCGGGGGTACTCGCAGCCGCTCACGCCAGAACAGATCGAAGAGAACGCTCAACTGATGGCCGATCTGAAAATTCCGATGGCCACGCCTCAACTGGCCAGTCGCAACAATACCTGGGAGCAAGCGAACCTGCGTGCGATCGAGATTGCCGAGTCGGAGGGGAAAAAGGGTTTCGGCGCCTCATGGTACGACGCAGCGAAAAAGCAGCGGCTCGACGCCGCAGCCGGGCCGTCGGCCAAGGGTATTCGCTATCTGACCGTCGCGGTGAACCATCTCGATTCGATGGAGGCGGCGGTCATGGCGCTGCCGAGCAACTCTGACATTCGACTGTTCAGCAAGATTTTCAACATCGTGGCCAACCAGGTCAACGACAGCAATCTGGCTGTCGAGCAGGTGAATGGCCAGATCGTCGGTAACGAAGTCGCCAAGGCGATCTCCGGCGCTGGCGATCTGTCGATGGAGGAACGCGAGAAACTGGATGCGATGTTCGATCCGTCCCGCGGCAAAGAGTCGCTGCTGGAGATCATCCACGCTACGAAGGGCCTGCTCGCCGGTCAGGTCGCCGGCTACACGACGCAGTTCGGCCACTATGGGTCGGCGTCTGACATCACCGGCATTCCCGAGGACACGATGCGGAAGCTGTTCGTCGACCCGGCAACGGGTCAGGTCTCCGAAGAACTCCTCCAGTGGGACCAGAAGCGGCAGAAAGCCCTGTTGTCTGGACAGCCGGAGCCGCCCCGTCCAGAATTGAAGGGGTTCGCACCGGCGCAGGGCGGTAAAGCTCCGGCCGGGGCTACGAAAAAAGCGCAGCTCGCCGATGGTAGGTTTGTTTGGTGGGTCGGCGGCAAATGGGTCGACGAGAAGGGAGCGCCGTTTCAGTGAGCCTTCTGGATGACGGCGCTGCGCTCGACCCGACGACGCCTTGGGCGCCGAAGGTTCCGCTCGCGCCGCCGCCCGAAGCGCCAGCCGCCAAGCCCACGGCGAAGTCTGGTCAGATCACGCCTGAGACGCACCCGCATTATTTTCCATCTGCGGCGCCCGCCGCTGGCCCGCAGGCGGTCAAGTCTGGCGCCGACGATTATATGGCGACGGTGCGGCAACGTGAGAGCGGTGGCAACGACATGGCGACGAACGGTGTCGCCTACGGTCGCTACCAGTTCACGCTACAGACGTGGCTCGGCGTCGCCGCCGCGCATCCCGAGCTGGGGCTCAGGCCCGAAGACATCTGGAACGGCGAGAAGCAAGACCAGGCGATGCGGGCGTTCACCGCCGACAACGCGCGCATCTTGCAGAAAGAGGGTTTTGACCCGACGTCGAGCAATCTCCGCATGCTGCATTTCCTCGGGACGGGGAGCGGCCCGAAGTTTCTCAAAGCGATGCAGGTCGAGCCGACTTCCGACGCCGCGGCGATGTTCCCGCTGGAGGCGAAATATAATCCGACGATTTTCTTTCGCGGTGGCGATCCGAATCAGCCGCGCACGCTGAGTCAGGTCTACGGAATGATGACGCGCGACTTCGGCGGAACGGCTTTCGACGCCACTCCGACGAAAAACGTCGAAAATTCTCAGCCGCAAGTCGCTTCGGACGTGGTTTCAGACGCAACGAACGACCCTTCTCTGCCGCCGGGCGCAAAACTGGTTCCAATGGACGAGGCCGCAGAGATTTCGACGCCTGAGGCTCATCCTCTTCCGCCTGGCGCCAAGCTGGTTCCATTCGATCCGCAGGAAGTCTACGACCAGGACGTCGGCAAGAAGAACCCTTACGACGCGAACATCTCGAAGGGCGGTGAAGGCAAGCCGGTATCGAGCGTCGATGAGATCAAAGAGGAACTGCGCGAGGTCGCCGCTGGCGACTTCGGCGGGCCGGCGATCAAACGAGACCTTTCGCAAATCAAAGGTCTCGTCTCGGGCGTGCTCCAGAGTGTTACCGGCAGCGGCGAGTTGCTGCCCGATGTGTTGGGCGGCGGCAAGGCGGCCGAGGCGACTCGCACGCTTCAGGGCTACGGCGACCCCGAGGCGCAGAAGGCCGGAACGATGCTGTCGATGCTTGTGCCGCTCGGTGGCGGTGTCAAAGCCGCCGGGACCACAGTTCGCGCGCTGGTCGAAGAAGGGCCGTCGCTGGCGAAGTGGGGCGAAGCGACGTGGCAGGGCCTGCGCGGCGGCGGGCTGGCTGGCGCCATGACGCCGACTGGCGAAGCCGACCAGACGGCTCGCGCCAAGAGTAAGCTCGAAGATATTGGCGTCAGCGCTGGCGAAGGTGGCGTCGTCGCCGGGGCGATTCCCGCCGCAGCCGGCGTATGGAAGTGGGGCAAGAAGGAGATCGCCGGCGGCAAGGAACTGATCGGCAAGGAGATCAGCAACGTCTGGGGCGGCGAGGCGCGCCGCCTGTCGCAGGAGCTGCGCTCGGGCGTCAGCGCCGAGACCGGCAAGGCGCTGACCGCCGAGGAGCGGACGGCGAAGCTCGCTCAGATCGACAAGCTCGCCGCCAAGAAGGACGTCGTCGCGGCGGAGACCGAGACGGCGGCGCACCGGGAAAAGATCGCCGCCGAGGCGGCCAAGCCGGTCTCGACGCCCGAGGCGCTGGGCGAGCAGGTCCACGAGACGGCGGTCGCCGACATGGAGGCCTTGAAGGCCGAGCGCGCCGCCAAGTCGGGCTTTGACAAAGCCGTCAAGTCGGATGGCGGCGCGCCGTCGGTGCCGACCAGCCGCTTCGTCGCCGACGCCAAGGCGATCGAAGCCGATACCAAGAGCTCGGAACTTAAAGCAGCGGTCAGCCAGTTCCGCAAGTCGTTGACCAACGCGCCGAGCGTCAAGGGCCGGCCGGCTATTCAGGCAGTGTCGATCCGTCAGGCGCGCGAGATCCTTGAGACACTCAACAAGCATATCAGTGAGATGGAGCCGAACGCGGCCCACCGCTTGACCGAGGTGCGCGACGATTTTTTCGCACATCTGGAGAAGACTCACCCGCAGATGAAGGCGGCGCGCGAGGCCTACGCGCGGCTCTCCCGGCCGCTCGACGTCTACGAGCGGACCGGCGCGTTGAAGAAGGCGGCGATGGAGGACCCCTACTCCGGCGGCGGGACGATGGACCCGGTCAAGATCAAGGCGGCAGTCACCGGCAAGACGCAGGGCGGCGCCGAAGCTCTCCAGCGGTTGATCCAGAAGAACCCGGCGATCCGCGACTCGGTGCGCAATGTTCTTCAAGGAGAGTTGTACGGTATCGGCAACGCCGCCAAGGCGCCGTCGGCAGAGAACCTGCGCACGTTTTTGAAGAATAATCGTATCGTGCTGGAAAAGACGGGCCTCGACAAGGAATTCGAGGCGATCAAGCCGAGCCTCGAGGCGGTCGAGGCCGCGCCGAAGCGCGCCTCAGAGACTGAGAGGGCGATCAAGGACCTGGCGAAGACCAAGGCCGACGCGGTCGCGGCGCGCAGCGATCTGCGCCGCCTGGAGATCGAGATGAACGAGCCGAGGAACACGCCGAAGCAGATCGTCTCGGCGGCCGAGACGACGGCCAAGAAGCTCTACGCCCGCGGCGCGATCAGCGAAACGCAGTACCAGAAGTTCTTTAGCGACGTGCGTGAGGCCGAGCAGAAGAACATCGATCATGAGCACGCGGTTCGCCTCGCCAAGACGATCGCCGCGGCGGGTCTGGTCGCGACTGGCGGCGCCGAAGTCGGACAGTACATCCAGCACCGGATCAGGCCGTGAGCGATCTGCTGGACACGATCGACAAGGCCGCGAGCAGTCTGTTGGACGCCGCTGGGTTCGGTGATAAGGTCGACGGCGCCGAGCCGGCGAAAGTCGAGTTGTCGGATCGCGTCAAGGCTTTCCAGGCGGTCGTCGACTGGGCCAAGACGCGCAACGCGCTGAAGCCGCCGACGCCAGGAAAGACCAAGTTCGATGTCATCCGAGACCAGTTCCGTGAGACGCCTAAGCGTCGAGGACGTCCCGCTCAAGCCGAGAGCAGTCCCGACCCCGGAGCCGCCACCGCTGCCGAGCCAGCCAACGGAACCGACCTCTTCGACGCATGACGCGATGGTGGCGGCGTTCCGGTCGCTTGCCTACGTGCTCAGCGCCCGCGCCATGCTCCTGATCTCGCTCGTCTTCGGCTTCATCCTCGCTGTCATGGCGATGATCTCGCAGACTCAGTTCTCGCTCTACGTGCTACTCGTCGGCTCCGCCTTCACGATCCTCCCCGTCGCCTATCTGGAGGCCCGCCGCCGAGCGTAGGCATATCCATACCATAGTATCGCATAGCGTCAAGCCAAAAGCGGTCCTCGACATAAAAATGAGGTGACATCATGCAGTTGGTGGGTAGCGGCAATCAGGCCAAGCGGCACCCCCTCTTCACCGCCGACGGGACGATCGTGGCGGGCGGCACGCCGCAACTGATCCTCCCCGAGACGCCGTCGCGCTCCTTCCTGAAGCTCCAGAACCTGTCGGTCGGGCCGCTATGGTTCGAGTTCGGTTCGGCGCGCGCCACGGCGGCGCTGACCAGCGGCGCGATCTCGTCGATCACGGTGACGAACGCCGGCTTCAACTTCACCAAGCCGCCGGTCGTGCGCTTCTCCGGCGGCGGCTACTCCGGCAACACGTCGTTCCTGGGACTGAACCAACCGGGCGGCGACGGGCCGAACTCGTCGATCGTCTCCGGCCGCGTCGCCAAGGCGCATTGCGTGATGACCGGCACGGCGCCGAACTTGTCCGTCTCCTCGATCGTCATCGACGATCCCGGCGCCGGCTACGCGATCGCGCCCTACGTCTTCATCATGAACTCGGACCTCGACCCCTATGGCTGCGCCGCGCCGTCGGCGACGTCGGGCATGCTGCTGACGTCGAACGGGCCGCCTTACGTCCTCAACGGCACATCGTGCTTCACCGACTCCGTCGCCGTCTACGGCGCGACGACGGGACAGGCTTTTCTCGCGAGGTGGATGACATGAAGAGGCTTCTCCTCGCCGCGACTGCTCTGGCGTCGCTCGGCGCTGCTCATGCGCAGACCGTGTCGATCAGCGGCCCGGCGCAGGTTCCCTATGGCATCGCCGCGTGGATGCGCCCCTACGGCACGCTGCAGATCAGCCCGGAGATCATCGCGCAACTCGCCGATCCGTTTCCTGGCTCGTCGTTCGACGCGAACAAATGGACCGCCGGTGGCGGAACGGCGCCGACTGTCTCGAGCGGTCAAGTGGTCCTCAGTCTCGGAACGTCGAACAGCCTGACTTCGACGCTCGTCTCCGTCCCGACCTTCGCGCCGACTTACGGTTTCACGGTCTTCGGCGCGGTCGTCGGGCTTGAATCGGCGCAACTTACCAATCCGCTCGCCTACCGAACGTGGGGCCTGGAGCAGGTCAACAGCTTCGCCTATGCGACGCCGGTGACGAACGGGCCGGCGTTCGAGGTCGACTCGACCGGCGCGCTCAACGCGGTGTTCTGGGCGGTCGGCACGCGCTACGTCGTCGCCTCGACCAACCCGTCGCTGATCACCGCGCAGGGCTCTCTCCCAAGCGGCGTGTCAAGCACGACGTCGACGCTGACCTGGAAGGGCGGCCCGCATACCTATCTCGTCATGTGGCGCGCCGACGAAATCTTCTGGTTCGTCGACAACCTGCAAGTGCCGGTCGCGACGCTGTTGAACGCCCATATCAACACGGCGTCGATCACCGCTTCGTTCACCAATGCGACCACGACCTCCGGCACGGTGCTGGCGACTACCTTCACCGTCAACGAGACTGGCGTCAGCGACACGGCGAATCCGATCACGCAAATCTCGGACGGGACATACGCCTTCCGCAAGGCCAAGGTCGACACCTACGGCAACCTGCCAGTCGGGCCGTATCCGCTCAGCGCCACTCCGGTCACCGGCAACGCGACGGGATCGACCGGCTCGGTTGTGGGCACTCTCGCGGCGGCCTCAAGCAAGACGACCTATATCTGCGGCTTCGACGTGTCGGCGATCGGCGGAACGGCGGCGGTCGGGCCGATCACGGTCGCTGGTTTGACCGGAAGCTCGATGGTCTATCAGCTCTCGTCCCTCGCGGCGGGCGTCACGTTCTCACACACCTTCACCCCTTGCATCCCAGCCTCGGCGGTCAATACCGCGATCACCGTCACCACGACGGCGGACGGCACGGCGACGGCGGTCGACGTCAACTCGTGGGGGTTCCAGCAGTAGCATGGCGGCGCCGCTTCCCACCGTCTCGCAGCAAGGCTCCGGCGTCGTCCCCGCCGATCTGCTGAACACCTACGTCCAGACGGTCGCGACCTTCGCGCAGCTGCGCGCCTTCACCGGCCTCACCAGCATGTGCGTCTCGGTGCTGGGCGGCGCCGCCACGAATGACGGGCTCGGCGGCCTCTTCGTCTACTCCGCCTCCAGCACCGCGGCCGACAACGGCGCGACCGTCATCGTGCCGACCGGCGCGATCCAGGGCGCGTGGCTGAAGCTAGCAGCGCCCTACTCCTACCAGGCGCCGACGACCGGCTTCTCGATCCAGGTCGCCAACGGCGTCACGGCGCTGCTGCTGAACCCGGCCGGAACGCTGGCCTCGGGCACGATCACTTTCCCCACCACCCCGATCGACGGCCAGACACTGCGGATCGCCTCGAGCCAGATCATCACCGCGCTGACGCTCAGCGCACCGGCAGGCCAGACGATCCTCGGACCGATCACCACCATCGCCGCCAACGGCCACGCCTCGTGGCAGTATGTCGCGGCGATCCAGACATGGTTCAGCGCCTGATGGCTCCTCCCTTCCCCACACTCAGCATCCAAGGCCAAGGCGCCGCCTCGGCTGACCAGCTCAACACTTACGTCCAGATCGTCCAGAACTTCGCCCAGCTGCGCTCCTTCACGCCGCTGAACGACATGGCTGTGCTCTGCCTCGGCGGCGCGGCGGAAGGCGACGGTGATCAGGGTCTCTTCTGGTACAGCTCGGCGAGCACGGCGGCCGACAACGGCTCGACCGTCATCGTGCCGACCGGCGCGACGAAGGGCGCGTGGCTGCTTCTGCCGCCGGGATCAAACTCGCCGGGCGCCTTCGCCAGTCTGACCGTCTCGGGCAACTCGGCGCTTGCCGGCAACCTGACGGTCGGCGGCACGTTCGGCGTCACCGGCGTCGCGACCTTCGCCGCCGACGTGCTGATGACCGGGACGGGCGAAGCGCAGATCCCATCCGGTACGACGGGCCAGCGCAGCGGCTCGCCGGCGGCTGGCATGATCCGCTACAACACAACGCTTTCCCAATTCGAGGGCTACGGGTCGAGCTGGCAGCCGCTCGCCGGCACTGGCGTCGCCCAGCCGCCTGGCGGGCGGCTGACGCTGACCAGCGGCGTGCCGGTGCTGTCGAGCACGGTGACGGCGGCGACCGGCGTCATCTACACGCCCTACCTCGGCAACACGGTCCCGCAGTGGAACGGCTCGGCGTGGACTTCGACCGTCTTCGCCGAGATCAGCCAATCGCTCAGCGACACGACGAACTCGCCCGCCGCCGCGGTCGCCGGCGCTCTCTATGACCTCTTCGTCTGGTTCAAGAGCGGCGTCGCGACGCTGTCGCGCGGGCCGGCGTGGACGAACGCGACGACGCGTTCGCTGGCGCTGACGCGGACGCTGGGGTTCCTGACGAATTCCGTCTCGATCACCAATGGCCCGGCGGCCGGGGACGGCTTCTACGTCGGGACGATCATGACCGACGTCTCCGCCGCGACCGTGACCTTCGCGCCGCAGCCGGCGGCGGCGAGCGGCGGTCCGACGACCGGCTCCGGGGGCGGCAACTCTGGCGCCTGGATTGGGCTGTGGAACGAGTTCAACCGCGCATTGGCAAGTGCAGAGGCTCAGGACAGCAAGTCGAGCTGGACTTACGGGACTGCGACGTGGAGATCGTCGGATAACTCGGCCAACAACCGCGTAAATTTCGTCGTCGGCAATATCGAAGACAGTGTCTCGGCGCAATTCTCGTGCGCGATGCAAGGCGGGTCTGGTGGCATCGGGTACATCGGCATTGGTTTCAACAGCGCGACGACCCCTTTCGGCGCCGTTGTGGGAACGGCATACGCCACCTATGGCGGGGCTACAGCTACCGCGTCTCAGGCGCCGTCGCTCGGGCAGAACTATATCCAGGCTCTAGAGTTCAGCAACTCCGTGACAAATACGTTCTTTGGGACGGGGGCAACGGGATCGCCGGGCCAGACGCATGAACTCTCCGCACAGTTGAGGTTCTGAGATGCGCCGCCTCGCCGCATTCCTGCTCGCCCTACTGGCCACTCCGGCAGCCGCCGCGCCGCCGGCGCAGCCCTGCCCGTCGATCGACGCTGGCTGGACGATCCAGTACCCGAGCCCGCTCGTCTCTTCGAGTCCGATCACCTCGGTCGGCTACGACCAGGCGGCGCAGATGCTCTACGTCGCCTTCGGCCCGACGATGACGACCTTCGCCGGCGTGCCGCTCGGCGTCATGCAGGGCTTCCAGAACACGCACGACCCGCTGACGCTCTACAACTCGGTCGTCACGCCAAGCTACCACGCGCTGTTCCTGACGCAGCAAACGAACTGCCCACTTCAACTCGAGGGCGGCTCAGGAGGCTACCTGTGGACCGACTGAAGCTCGCCCTCATCGTCACTCTCCTGGCCTCGCCCGCCGCGGCGCAGCAGTGCGGCACGCTGACGACCTGCCCGCCGGTGTCGACGCCGCTCGGCGGGACCGAACTGCTCTACACGGTGCAGGGTGGCGTCTCCAAGAAGATGACGGTGACGCAGCTCGGCGCGGCGATCGGGCCTGAGGTGTCGTTGGCGCCTGGTCAGTCGAAGATCAACCCGTCGACGCCTGGCGGCGTTCTCTTCGACAACAACGGTGTGCTCGGCGACTCGACGACGCTGCCAAGCGGCCTGACCGCGCCTAACTTCACCGTTACGGGCTCATTCACGGCGACGGGGCTTGTCACCAACTCCGACCTTGCCAACTCGACGATCTCCGGCGTGGCGTTGGGCTCGAACCTCAACGCGCTGACATTCGGCGCACATCTCGCTACTGGCGGCTCTTCCTACAATGGGTCGGCTGGCGTGACGGTCACGTCGGACGCCACGAGCGCTGGTACTCCCTCGACCATCGTCGCGCGGGACGCGAGCGGAAATTTCGCTGCCGGCAAACCGTCAACGATTGATCTCGGCAACGCGACCGACCTGCCGGCCTCGGCGATCAACGGAGGGGCTTTTTACACGGGCACGTCGAGCATCAATGCCGACATCACGGCGGTCGGCTCGGCGAAGACGGTTATCCTCTACAACCTCGCCACGACGCTTTCGGCAAGCCTAACGGTTCCGAGCAATGTCACGCTGCAGTTCCAGCAAGGCGGTTCGATCACGCAGGGCGCGGCGTACACGCTGGCGATCAACGGCCATATCAGTTCGCCGCTTACGCAGATTTTCTCAGGCTTCTCGCCGGGGCAAATCACCTTCGGCGCCGACTCCGTCGATGCGATGTGGGCGGAGTGGTGGGGCGCATCGCCAAGCGCGTCCGGCTCGGTCAACGGCAGCGCGATTCGGTCTGAGATTCAAGCGTGTTTCGGCGGCCCGCCGGCATGGATCGGCTATGGTGCGTTTACGATTGCAGGTTCAGGAACGCCGAGCGGAACGAATCTTGGCGACATCAACGACAACTCCACGACGAACCCCTCTCTACTGCCCTGCCACTTCCACGGCATGGGCGCGTGGGGGGTGACGACTCTAAAGAACGACGCCAGCAGTCCGTTCAGCGTCATAGCCGTTTCGGCCGGGACCGGAGGAACAGCCATCCCGTTTGAATGGGACGGGATGACGATCGATGGTAACGGCGCAAATAATCCTCAACAATCCGTCACCGTCGCCGCGACTGCATCGTTCACGACGAGCAGTCCAAACATCACCATGACCACGAACCCTGGAACGGTGTTCGCGGGCATGAACGTCTACGATCTGACAAATAGCCAGCAGATCGGGACCGTTTCGACTTACGTCGGCGCCGCGCTTGTCCTGACCGCTAACGCCGCGCACGCGTCGAGCGGATCGACGGATTCATTGTCGTTCTCAAATGGCGATGGCTTCCAAAACTGCTTCTACGGCCAGAACGTCAACGACCTCAACATCTACAATATCGAGTGCAAAAACGCCGCCTATCACGGCATGCATTTCAATGCCGTTGGCAATAGCAAAGCGCAATTCTGGTCTCATAACAACTATTCATCAGGTTTTCTGCTTACCGGGAACGTGACGTCCGGCTATTACGGAAACGCTAGTAAATACTACGCGACAGTATATTCAAATGGCGTTGGTGGCAGCGACGGCAACCACCAATTAGACTGCGCTGATCTCGGCGCATATCTTGCGATTGGGTATGATGAATACGTAGAAATCACTTCGTATAATAACATTCAAGCGGTTTCAAGCACATGTCAGGCCGGAACAACGAGCCCTGGCGGTGTAGAAATCTCCCGTCTATACGGAAGTGAGATACACGTTATCTCGCAAGGCGACAGAGAAAGCATCGAATTCGATCAATCGACGAACGGAAATCACATATTCGTCACCTCCAGCAATGCAGCCGATCAATGCATGCTAGACGTGAATGCGACGTCAAATGCTATTAGCGACAACGTCATTCATGCCAATTGCTACAATTCGCAGAATCACTTTGCAACGCTTGGGACCGGATCGAGCGTATTCAAGAATAACTCGTTTCCAGGAATGTCGCTTGTCAACTTGAATGCTGGTTCTCCTTCGGCGGCGCTTGTTGTCGGGGCTGGATTTGGCAACAACAACTTCGACGGCGGGACAGTCGGCGATGAACATGGTTCGAATAACATCAGCTATTTCGTCAGCGCAAGCAGCGACGCTGGCAACAACCAGTTCAGGAACATCAACGGCATCGGCAATGCGTTCACGTCCGGAGTGTCGACTGGTCTCGCGGCCAGCGACATTGCTATCGGCAACACAGGGACATTAGCGGCTTTAACGCAAAGTTCTGTGCCACTTGGAGCGACAGGGTCAGCCAAAGGCGCGCTGTCAGTCGTCTCTTGCGTCATCCCCGATACAGCCGGGACCGGCGTGAACTTTTGTGCGTGGCAGGCGGCTTTCAGCGGCAATGTGGCGACTTATTTCGACAGTCTCGTGGTGACGTATCTGAGCACGTGCTCGACGACCTACCCAATCGTTGAAATCTATGACGTCACGAAATCGACCGCCGTTGGCGCGACGACCGTTCCCAACACCGGGTCGACCATCACCGGCATCAATGCGACAGCGGCGAGCGCCGCCTCGACAGACGAATATGCCTTCCGCGTTACGACAGCGGGCAGCGGTTGTAGCTCAACGCTCGGAACTGAGTTCATCTATTTGGCTGCGACGGTGCGACAATGATCGCTGGCTGGCTCTCCGGCCTGGCCGTGCTGCTCCTGTTGGGATGGGGCAGCTATGCGGCGGCGAACTGGAGAGCCGGCCACGGCGAGAAGGACGATGACGAATGACTGCCTCTAATTTCCTCGCTTGCTTCAACGAGACCGAGAGCTTCGAAGGCGGCTACGTCAACGACCCGCATGACCCTGGCGGGGCGACGCTCAAGGGCGTTACGCAGGCCGCTTACAATGCGTGGCGCGTCAAACAAGGCTTGCCGGTGCAGGCCGTGCGCGGTGCCAGCGACGCGGAGATCCAGGCGATCTATCGCGAGCAATATTGGAATCCGGTGCGCGGCGACGATCTCTTCGTCGGGCTCGACCTCGTCATGGTCGACTACGGCTGGGGTTCTGGGCCGGTAACGGCGATCCGGCATTTGCAGAAGGTGCTTGAGTTCAGCGGTCGTGACATCGATGGCCAGTTCGGGCTTGAGACGCTTGGCGCAGTCAATACAATCAGCAGTCACTATGCACAGATTAACTTCATCAATCGCCTCTGCGATGACCGGACGACGTTTTTTCGGAGTCTCGCGACGTGGGTCTACTTTGGCCGCGGCTGGACGGTCCGACTGAATGGAATCCGCGCCAAGGCGCTTGCAATGAACGCTGCGGCAACATAATCCGCGCGCGGCGGGTTCCGCGCAAAACAGAAGGATGAGCCAAGATGGCATCCGTTGAAAGCACTTCAGACGAACGCATCATCAACAATACGATGCGCCACCAATATCGCGTTCTCAGTGATGCTGAGAAGGCCAACATGTCGAAGATCAAGGACATGGGGCTCGAATTCCACTCTTTCGTCAGTGGCATCGGCAAGAGCCGTGAGATTTCGCTTGCGCTGATCAAGATCGAAGAGGCAGTCATGTGGGCCGTCAAGCACATTACGGCGTGAGGAGAACCCAAATGGACCTCTCGAAACTCAATACGGCGAACATCAAAGCCGTCGCGAACGTCGTCATCGCCATCGCGGCGCTGTTCCTGTCGGGCGCCATCAGCTTCCCGCCGGGTACGTCCGAGGCGACGCAGCATACGATCCTCGCCTGGGACGGTTGGATTCTGGCGGTCGTCGCGGCGCTGAACGGCGTCATGCACTTCATGCCGGACTTTACTGTGCCCCCTTCAAAGGAGACCGCCAAGGGCTCCGCCGGCGTCATCGACGCGCTTCTCATCGGCGCGCTGTTCATTGGCGCGCTGGCGATCGGAGCGCCGTCCGTCGCCCGCGCCGCGAGTGTCCCGGTCACGAAGTCGGCTCCGACGACGCAGGCCCAGGCGCAGAGCGTGTTGGCGTCGCTCTTCTCGAAGATCCAGACCTTCACCGTGGCGGACCTCCAGGCTGCGCTCGCCGACGCCAACGCCCAGACGCCACCCGATACGCGCCACGGTCAGTGCTGGGCAGCGCTCATTCCGCTCGCACAATCAAGCGCAGTGAACCCGCTCCCCGCCGGCCTCGGCGCGGCGCAGGGCATCCAGAAAGTGTTCGACGATGTAGCGCTGTTCGGTTCGACGCAGTCGTTCTGGAAAGACACCGTGGCGACTGCCTGCGCGCTGACGGAACTCGATCTCGGGACGGACCTCAACGGACTGCTCGCCAAGGTCGGCGTCGCGGCGATTGTGTTGCCGAAGCTCTGAAGCCGCCATGCCCATCACCCTCCGGTTTGTCTCGTCGAACGATCTCGTCTCGCGGGTGATCCGCGGCGCCGAGCTTGGCTTTCACTATCAACATGTCGAGGCGAAGCTGCCGGACGGGACGCTGCTCGGCGCGCACATTAACGGTGGGGTGCTCGCGCGCCCCGCCGGCTACGACACGACTTACGACGAGGACCTGTACGTGGAGGTCCCGTGCTCGAGCGAGCAGGCCGCGGCGTTCGAGGCGTTCTTGTGGAGCCAGGTCGGTAAGCCCTACGACGTCGTCGCGCTCGCCGAGATGGCTGACGGCGCGCTCACCGGTGAGGCGCCCGACTGGCCGAATAGCCAGTCGTGGATCTGCAGCGCGCTTCAGACAGCCGCGCTGCTGACGGCTGGAATCATCAAAAGCGCACCGGCGACGGTGCGCCTGGCGACGCCGCGCGACGTGCTGGTGGCATGCGCGGCGCTGACGTCGATCGGCGAACCCCAACCGCGAATGAAGACGGCTTGACGCAAGGGCCAAGAGGACAGTTCTGTGGCGCTAACTGATTTGAAGAGCGTAGCGGAAGACAAGGCCTGGAAAGTCTTTGGCGGGTTTCTCGCCACGGCGGCAGTCGCCTCCGGGACGATTCTGGGAGCGGCGCTTCTGTCGCAGATCGGATCGCTCCACGACGACATCGCCAAACTCGGAGCCGAGACGGCAAAAGCGGTCGCTCAGCTTTCGGACCTGTCCGATTCTCACAAGGAGCTGCGAACCGACATCAACCGCTCGCTCTCGCAGCAGCGAGACGACGAGATCAAACAGGCCGAACTTTCGGCGGCGATCAGCGCCAACGCGGCGGGGCTCGCACGCGTCGAGGACGAGATCAAGGCGTTAACGCGGAAACCCTAGCGGACACGGTACGGGTCGCCCATCGGCGCGCTCCTTCTCTGGCACGAGGGCACTGGCGGAGAGCATGGCGCACCAAGCGCACCCAAACGTTATCCAAGGATGTGTCCCTTCATATGTCCTTGGCATTGTCCTACCTAGTGTAATGATTTTATTGTCATTACGCCGATGCTGGCGTTACAAATGTCCGGTATTATGGCGTCTGCGCCATAATACCGCAAAGGCCTGCTGAAGGGTGAGCTGAAACGGCGCAACGTCAGCTATCAGGCCTTGAGCGACGCCCTCAAGGCGGCGGGCATTTTGGAAACGCCAGAGAACATCGCCAACAAGATCAGCCGTGGCAAATTCACGGCCGTGTTCTTTGT